AGGCTTTGGCTGTAATCCAGGGTTCCTGCTGGAATGGCAGTGCCCGCCAGGCGCCCGACCGATCCAGTGGCCAGGTGATAGTCCCCAGCAGCGGCATTGACGAAGGTAGGGTTGGTCGAGATCGAGTTGGACGTACCGCCCCAGTTGCTCTCCCAGGCGGACAGGGTGCTGTACTGGGTACCGTTGGTGTTGAAGAAGTTAGTCCGGTTCGGGCCGATGATATTATGGTCGAATGTGGCAGCACCGATTCCGGTCGCGCCATTATCTGCCAGAACGACCCAGCCCGTGGTGGCATAGACGATGTTGTTGTAGAATTGATTGCCGGTGAAGTGGGAGCCGTTACCGTTGGAAATATTGAAACCGCCCTGGCAGTTGATCAGGGTATTGTTGTAGACAAGATTGTTGTCGCAATTCCGGATGATTGCGATACCCGGATAGTACAGAGTGTTGATGACGAGGTTGGAGTAGACGCGAACTGCATTGCAGTCCTCAATCTGGACACCCCAGGATGTCGTCCTCTCAATCTTGTTGCGCCGCGCAATGCAATTGAGTCCAACTGTATCGAACCAGATGCCCTCTCCGTGGGACAGGTCCCCGTCATTACCCTCGTCGTGGACGTAGTTATCCTCTACGATGCAATCGTTGATTTCCCGACCGATCGGCCTGATGCCCCCAGTGTAGGAGAAGACACCATTCTCCTTGACGCGGGGCTGCCAGCAATTGCCGTATGTCTCGTTACGCTGGATTCTGATGCCAGCCATGCTGGTGGCATAGTTTCCGGCGACCGTTATGCCACAGGCGCCATTGTTGTAGCACAGGCAGTTGCTGATCTCGAAACCGGTCGTGCTGAGATTGGTATGGGTATAGACGTGAATGCCATTCTCAGAAGCATGGGAGAACGTGCAGCGGCGAACAATGCAGTTGTTGTTGGTATCGGCGAAGAAGTTGGCCTTATAGGCTCCCCTGACCCAGATATCCTCGAAGGTCCAGTAGTTCGATCCCTGGAGGCGGACCGGATAGACGCGGGTGGCAACTTCGACAGTATGGCTCGATGGATTGGCATCGGCCAGGAGCCGGATGTATTGGCGGGAGGTGGCAGCATCCCACCATTCCTTACCTGCGACGACGTCTTCCTTGAGTTGGACCCACTGGAGCGGTGTACCATCGACGAAGACGGCACCCGGTTTCGATCCATAAGACTTGTAGTAGAGCGTCGGCCCACTGGTGACACGGGCGCCATTAAGGCCGGTATTGTAGATCGAAAGGATATTGGCGTCGGTCATGGCGACGTCGGAGGCGAACAATTCCGCCACGGCGCCATCGAAGTTAGATTTAAAGACGCTGTTGCCGACCATGAAGCCGCCGGTCGAGGTATTCCGGGTGGCAATCGTGGCCGGGGTTTTCTTTACGCCGTTGACGAAGAGCACCATCTCTCCGGTGCCCTGGGTATAGCGGCAGACATAGTGCCGCCAAGTCCCGGCGCTGTAGGTCGTGCCCTCCCCGGAGAGACCGACCGTGGCGTTCCCGGAGGAGAACACCCGGAAGATAACCGTCGAGCCTTCGATTATGAGCTGGAAGTTGGTGTCCTTGCTCCAGATACCCCCGTCCCCGCCGGTGTTGGCATCGACCCTAACCCAACCACCGACCGTGAACGAGGCGTTTGGCGATGTCGATCGACCGGGAAAGGTCGAGGACATCGACGACTCTGCCAGATCGAACTGCTGGGAATTGGCTTTGTCGAACTCGACCGCGAACTGACCGTGCGGGCCGGTTCCCCGCGTTGGGGCGTTGGCCGAGGGCACCAGGCCGTTGCCGCCGCCCGGCGTGCTGGCGCGGGTTCCCGAGGTCTCAGAGAAGTCCCACCAGGCAACAGGACGAGTGCCTGTGGCATCAGTGAAATTTTCACCGTTGCCAGAAGCTCCACCACTGACCTCGGCCGTCCATCCGGTGGCGATATCGGAGCCATCGATAATCGGGGCGGTACCGGTACCGTAGGCCCCGAACACGAGACGCGAAGTGGCGTTGGCCCCGCCGTTGTAATAGGTAAACTGATCCCGCCAGCGGCTGCCTCGCTTGAACAGCACGGTGTCGCCGCCGCCGAGGCTCAAGCTCGCGACCTTGCCCAGGGACGCCCAGGCGGTGGCATCCGACAGGCCATCGGCGCCGTCGTTGCCACCGTTCTTCACATAGTAGGTTGCCAATGGGGTTCCCCCGCTTCAGGGGAGGGATCAGGCGGTCGGCATTGTGACCGACATCGAGGAGATCGAAACGACGCCTCCAGAGACGATGTTGGTGGCAGTCAGGTTGAGTTGCTGGCCGGAGGTGCCGACAGTGCCCTGGTAATACGTCGTGGTTCCGGCCGTGTTGGTGCAGCGAAAGAAGGTCGCGGTACCATCAGCATCAGCCGTAGTGTCCTGAATCGGCAGAGAGGCAGCCGACATCACCCGATCCGAACCGGACGCAGTGGGCGGCAGGGTGAAGGCCGGGTTGGCAAACGAAATCTCCGCCAGCAACGTGTTACCAGACAGCGCCGTATTCGCCGTCGCGGGTTCCGTTCCGCTATAGATCCGGATCTTGCCGCTGTTGAGCGATCCGGCGAGCGTGGTGAGCATCGCGTCGGCGGCTTCGGTGCTGATCTTGAGGGCCATTCAGGGTCTCCAGGCATGAAAAAGCCCGCCGGGATTTCTCCGGGCGGGCGGGGTGGTGAAGGGAGGGGAAGGGATCAGGTGGCGGGGTCCGCGACGGCGACGCAGATGAGACGCAAATAGCGCCCCCGCATCGTCGGGTCCGCCGCCTTGGGGTCCGTGACCTTGATGATCCGGTAGAATTGACCATCGAAGTTGATGGTCTGACCGGTGATCTGACTGTTGGACACGCCGGGGATCTTCTCTATGAACGCTTCGTGGCTCGCCCGCAGGGCCAAGGCATCGGCCTCTTTCAGCCGGACAAGGCTGGCGGGCACGGTGCGGTTGAGCAGGGTGATCTCGCGGCGGCCGGTATCGGCGTAGCGGGCCTGCTGGCGCGGAACTTCGAAGCTCATAGCTGGACGATCCTGAGGCTGACGTCTCTCTGGAAGATGTGCCCGCCCATCGAGGTGACGGTGACGGTGACGAGATGGGTTTCTCCGGGAGGAGACCATCCCGCTCTGGCGCGATCCGCCTCGTTGATCTCAAACCAGATGCTGATCTGAGTCTGGTCGTTGGTCACGCCGTAGATCCGCAACCCAGCCAGGATAGCAAGACCGGACAGTTGGACATCAACACTTTGGATTGTGTCGTTGATGCCGTTCAGTTCTGTGGCGGCGTTGACGGTGTAGATCTTGCGTTCGGAGGGATCGAGTCCGGACGACCAGGACACAACGGTTGTGCCATCACCGAAGTTTGCGGTTCTCCAGGGGGGCGCCAAGGCATGGAACACGGCTCCTGGGTCTCCTTTGATCAGCAGCTTGCCCGAGGCCGTCCCTCCGGTTTGCAGCATCAGGTAGCTGCCGTCCTGGAGTAACAACGCCATGGCTTCTCCTCAGGTGATGATGATGTCGAGCGGCGTCGTCACCGTTGCCGCTGCACCGCTGATCGATGGGCCGGGCACCGTGATGATCGAGCCATAGGTGGAGTTTGAGACCAGCGGTGCCGTGGTGGTGATCAGGCTGGCCTCGTTGCCGGTCTCCACCGTCATCGGCCAGTGATAGATATTGGTCCCGGCCGGAGCGGTCAGACCGGAGACGTCCGCCGGGGCCGTGCCTGCGGCAAGGGCATTGATCTGGCTGTCGCTGGGTATCCAGCCGGACGACCAGATCCAGTTGCTGTAGCGCACCGGGGAGAAGTTTGTCCGAGCGGTGGCGACACGGGCACCAAGCTGGAGGAACCGGCAGATCTCTGTGACGGAAACGGGCGGCAGGGTGGTGCCGATATAGCTTGCACCCTTCTGGGTCCCCAGCCTGACCAGGACATCGGCGTTAGCCAGAGCGGTGACGCCGACATAGTACCAGGTATCGACTTCAAGGGTGCTGATGATGTAGTTTTCGCGATAGTTGGTCCCGGTGGTCTCTGCCGTCGAGGCCGCCAACTTCTTGGCGTCCGGGTCCCATAATAGGCGAATCCGGTTGGCACCGCCCGCTGGGGATGCCGGATCGAGACGGCCGAAGTCCATCAAATAGACCCCGACCGTTGGCATGTAGGTAAACGCGACGAAGCCACCGATAAACCAGGTCGCATTCGACATCCGGAGACCGGCGGTCTGGACGTCGAGAGAAAAGTATTGGGTCTTGCCGTTGAGGCGCCGGGCGCTCTTGGCGCTGGCCGGGATCTCCTGGAGGATCGGCACAGACACGATGACGGTGGCGGCCGTGGTTCTCTGGAAACTGATCCAGGTGGTCGTGCTGATCGCGGTGAATTCGATCTTATTGTCACCGTTGGCCGAGACGTTGGCGCCCCGGATGTCGGCTAGTCCCTCGGCAGAGCCGATCTGGCGGAACATGACCTGGGCTGTGTCGTTGCTCCAGGTCAGTTGGTACGATTTGTTGACCTCGGTGGGGACGCCGCGTCGGCAGTAGACCAGGCCGGTGCCGTCCGTCGTCATGGTGATCTGGCCGGTCACGGCGTCGATCGAGACGGTACCGGGGCCGCCCGTGATCCAGGCGCCGCCCGGCTTGAGGAGGTTGGTGAAATCCGCCATCAGAGGGCCACGGTCACTTTGCCGCGCTCGTCCCAGGCGTTGGGGGCGCTGGAGGTGTTCTTAAGGTCGAACAGCTTGTTCCTGGCCAGCTTGGTCCGGGCATCAGTCGGCGCCACGTAGTGCTGATACATCGACAGGGCGGCATAGACCTGGATGATATAGTTGTTGGCGTCGGGAGAGACGTGGATGCCGGTGCTTAAGGGATGCAGGCCGCCGACCGCCGTCCTGACACAAACGCCGACGATATCGGCGCCGCCTGAATTGAAGGTGACAGGAGAGCCTCCGGGGGACAGGGAGATCTTGCAGGTGTTGCCGGAACACTGGACCGCGTAGTACGGGATGTTGCGGGTCAGCAATCCTGGGATCGGGGCCATGGTGGTGACGGCGAATGGGTCCCCAGCCTCCCTGGGACCGGTGACCGTGATGATCATGCCGTCCATCATTTCCGTGGTGCCCTGCATCGGTCCGGCAAACCAGAGCGTCTGATTGTCCGCCTTGTAGGTGCATTCGCTGGTGTTGGACTTCCACTGGCCCAAATGCCAGTAGCGGCGATCCTCGATCGTCGCCCCGGAGCCGCTCGACATCGCCAGGGTGTTGTAGGAGGCGGCTGTCAGCGGGTCCGGCTTCATGAGGTTGTACTGGGCGCCGACGTCATTGTGGTAGCCGCCGCTCATGACGACCAGGCAATGGGACCACCAGTCGGCCCGCTCCTTGATCGGCGCGTACTCTGATATCCCATAGGCGTAACTCAAACCGTGTAATCCAAAAGAATGCATCCACAATTTATAACTCGGCTCGTTGTTCGGCCAGATCAGCTTGAGGTCCTGGAACCGCCTGCCGTCCGTCCGATCGAGCCCGCCGCGCCAGGCATCCTCCTCGATCACGATGGCTTCGTTCATTTCCTTCCAATGGTCGAACATATCCCGGCACATCACCCAATGCGGGTCTGCCGGATTGCCGAACCCTATGGCATAGGAGATCGGCTTCACGTCATGGCCGACCGCCCGGATCTGTCCCTTGAACACGATACCGCCATAGGGGATCTTGGCGTAGCCGCTGGTGCCGTAGGTGCCGTAGGGATCGCTATCGAAGAGCGAAGGCAGGGTGGCTTCGTGATAGGCCAGGTCGAGCCAGTGCTGGTCTCCTTCCGAGAGGTAGGGCCAGTGGGACATCTGGGGAAAGTGGGCAGCATCAAGATTGGCGATCTCGACGGCGGAGGCGCCATTGGCCGTCCGGATCACCTGCTGACCGCTCCAGGTGTTGGCGGGCCTGCGATCGACCAGGGCAGCCTTGCCATAGATACTGGTGCCAAGCGCCGCCTGGTTGGTCGATTTGGCGGGCGGCAGGTAGCAGATGATCTTGCGGGTGTCCCGGTGCAGGCCAACGCCGGTCATAGCCCCCATACCGAAGCCCCCAACGCGGGCCAGACGCTGGTGGTCGGACAGTTGCTGTGCCGTGGCGCGAGCGTGGGCAGCAATGCACCAGGCCATGGGCTTGGCCGTGGTCCACCACAGCAAGGCGTGGTCGGAGACATCGTCCTGGATGGGACGCAGCGGGCCGCGCCGACCAGGCAGGTAGGTGCTGACGCTGGGCGTCATCGGAAACGAGGTGTTGGTGGTATCGTAGGGCGGAATGAACTTGGTCTCGACACCATAGACGACATTATGGCGATAAATAATCTTTGGTGGTGTCACGAAGCTGTTGGTGGCGACATCGAACCAATCCATCGATGCTTCGGAACCTGCACTGACAAAGAAACCGCCCTTCCAGCCGTTGACGGCGCCCCAGCCGGTCGTGCCGAGGGCAGCGCCGCGTACTACAGTGCCGTTGACGCTGAGATTGATATCGACTCGGATGCCCTGCTCGTCGGACGGAAGGTCCGTGCTCCAACCGAAGACGCTGCGGTAGAGGAACTGGATGCGTTTCGGATTGCCTGCCGTACCGCCCCACGCCCTGGCGTAGAGCAGGCATCCCTGGTTTTCCGTGGCGCTCTTGGTGCCGTCCGCCTTGGTCGCCATATCGCTGGCCCGCCACTCGGAGCAGACCGGTCCACCCATGATCCGCTCGATCCAGGCGTTGTTGGCGGTCCCCAGCATGTCTGCCGAGCGGAAGCGCTTTGGGCCTCTCTCCTCGGTCAGGACGTTGGCCGAGGTCCTCCCCTTCCAGGAGGTGAAGGTGTATTCCAACGTCACCTTAGACGTGATCGCAGTCGCAGCAGTGTGGAGCGGCGTGTCGGTCGCAGTCCAGGACCCGGCCTCCCGAAGCCAGGTCACGGTCTTGAACCCACCGGCGGCAATCTGGGGCATCAGGAACCGCACCTGGGCGAGCTTCAGGCTGCCGTCCGTCCAGGTCGTTCGATTGGATATCTGCTGCGGGATGCGGATGCCGTCCACCGTGATCGCGGCGATGCTGCCGGTCGGCACGTCCCCTTTCTTGAACCACTGGGCAATCGAGATCTCCTGGTCTGTCCAGGAGGATACGGTGTCGAAATTCTCGACCTTGGCCGTGAACAGGGTGGCCCCGGTCACCACCGCGGCGGCATCGACCTTCATCGAAATGGTATGTGTTTCCGGAAAGCCGCTGACCTGGACCTGGACGGTGTAGGTCCCGGCAGTCAGTGCCGCTGACCCAACGACCAGTTTGTAGCCAGTATCCCAGTCTCCGGTCAGGGCAACCCGACCGCCCGCGTTGGAGAGCAGGGTAGCGGTATAGCTGACACCGGCGAATTCGTTGGTAAACTCGAAGGTAAAGGGAGATACCGTCGAGGCCGGATATCCCGTGAAGACCAGGGAGGCAATCACCGTCCCGGCAGTCGCACTGTCCTGGACCGTGACGGAGGTAGGCGTCATTGTGCGATCCGCGACGACCGCCACCACCTCACCACTCCGCATAGCCTTGTTGCCAGGACTGCGAACATAACCGCCGCCCGGTCTGCGAATGATGCCTGCCACAGATTAGACCTCGTACCCGACGAAAGTGACCTGAACGCCCTTGGCTCCGGCCCCGGCGGCGTCGATATCGAAATCCAGCACAGCGCCCTGTGTGATGATGCCGCCACTGGCAACACTGAAGCTGCTGGTGCTTGCTGTAGAGGTATTGCCCGCAACCGTGATCGGCGCCAAGAGCAAAGAGACACCGGCCAGGTTGACATCGATCGTGGTAGCGGTAGTTCCGGCAAATGGGATGAACACCCGGAGGGATGTCAGCTTCAGGGACAATGGCATCGAGATCCGCCTAACGGTAGCGCCAACCGTTAGAGCGACGCTTTCGGCAACGACTGGCACCAGCATGGTGCGCGTCATTTTGACGGCGACCGCATTGCCGGAGGCATCGAACCCCATGACCTGCCCGATGGTGCCGGTCAATTCGTTGGTCTGGGCGAAGGCGTTATAGGCTTCCTTGGTCCGCGCCGGGTTCATTGCCGTGGTGGTCGAAGTCCCGGCAACGGCCTCCGCGGTGGTGGCATAGACGATCTCCGCGCCGCTACCACCGCCACCGCTGGTCGCCAGCGAGCCGGGCACCATCGTCCAGTTGCTGCCGTCGAACACGACCAGGACGGACTGGTTGGTGGCAAGACCGACGATACTGGAGCCGGTATGGTTGGCGACGGTCAGGAGAGCGGCACCGGTCGAGGCGGTTGTCCGAGTAATCCGCATGGTAGCACCGCGCACGGTGCGCGGCGCGCTGAAGACGGCGCTGGCGTAGGCCCGGTCGATCTGGCGCGAAATCGTGACGGTGCGCTCGACGGTGAGCGGCTGGGTGCATTGGATGTGGCGGCCGTGGACGGCGGGATAGGCGGTCAGGCTTTCGTCACCGGAGGTATAAAGGCTGCCGGTGACTTCGCCGAGAACGCTGTTGTAGGACAGCATCGGCCCCATCAGGCTGTCGCTGGTCGGGTCCACCGTCGCCACGGAAAGCTCGTCGATCCGGTGCGGCGAGGCAGAATTGATGTCGAGGCGGACCTGCTGGAAGGTGCCGCTCAGGTTCTTGGCGGCGGCGGCGGAAGTGTGCCCGAGCAGGGAAAAGCGGGTTCCTGCATCCTTGGTCGTGCCGCTGACCGACAGGTTGGCGACCAGGAAGGCGCAACCGTCCTCACCGCCGAAGATGCTGGCCTCCGGCAGGCTCTGTCCAACCGCATCGAGGATGGTGCCGCCGACATGAATGCCGGTCAACTGGATCATCGATCCGGTCGAGCCATGGACCATGATGCCGTAGCCGCCGATCGCGCGGGGACGGATATTGGTGAGAACCCCGCCGGTAACGGTGGCGGCGCGGACGCCGACAAACGACATGGCGCGCTGGGCATCCAGCGACTCGCAGACGAAATTGGTGAAGGCAAGCTGATCGACTGCTGCGATATAGGCGCCGCCCGTCACGCTTTGGGACGCGGCGGTGCCGGAGATGCGCAGATTGATGAAATTGTTGCCGTTGCCGCCGCGATAGACGACACCCCAGGACTGGCCGGTCGTCATGTTGACGCGACAGTTGATGAAGGTGTTGGAGAAGGAGCCGCCACCGCCGGACAAGCCGATATGGACCCAGGCGTTGCGCGTATCGAGATCGGAGAAGCGGCAGTTGGTGACAGCGTTGAGGCGCAGGGCGGCGATATAGGTGTCGCCGGTCACCGGGTCCGCCCCGGTCGTCTGGTTGGTCTGGTAGGCCAGCATGAACCCGGCCGTGGTGATCTGGGACACGTTGGTCAGGGAGATCACCGGAACACCGCTCTGGAACTGGCGAAGGGTACACCAGTCCCCCTCGATCCTCAGGTTGCTGACGCCGCTCAGAGTGAGCGGTCCATAGATCTCCCAGACGCCGCCGCCCATGTCGACCCGTCCCTTGATGGTGGCGGCCTGGGACCAGCAGGTGTTGATGGCGGTGGCGTTGGACTCGCGCTGCTGTTGGGTCAGTCCGGCACCCCGGATGGCGCCGTAGGTTTCCGGCCGGAACGAGTTGTCGGCGCTGCCGCCGGAGGACTCCGCGGAGATCGTGCCGTCCGGCGCAATGGTGATGTTCTGGCCCTGTTTGACGCCGCCGAGCGTGTTGACCCCGGCGGGCGGCAGGGTATAGGGCGTCGCGTTGGGGTTGCTGAGGACATCCCCGGAGATGATCAGGCCGCTGCCGACCCGGATGCCGCCGCGCACGGCATCTGTGGCGGGCGGCAGGATGTAGGAGGTGCCGGTCGGCGTCACCGACAGAATGCCGGTGGCCTGGTCGTAGGTGAAACCGTTGCCGATCCGGATGCCGCCGAGCGTGGTGCTGCTGGCGGTTGGCAGAGTGTAGGAGGATGAGGACAGCAGGGAAAGCCTGACCTTGCGCAGCAGGCCGGACGAGCTGTCGTGGGTCATAACAAAGTCGGCGGAGGTATCCGGAGCGGTGTCCTCGCTGAGACCGGGGATATCGACAGACAGATTGCGGTTGGCGGTCAAGTTGCCGCCGCCGATCAATCCGGCTCCGGCGCTGATCGAGATGGTGCTGGACGCCAGGCCGCTCGCCAGCCAGCGTACCGTCTTGGCAGCGGCATCGGTCTGGATCTGGATATTGGCCCCGGCCGTAAAGTTGAGGGTTTCTCCGGGCGTGGTCGCGGAGACCGTGGTTTGTCCGGGAGAAGAGACGGCAGCGATGCTGGGACCGCTGACCTCGCTGCCGGTGCCGGTGCCAGTCGAGGCCACCCGGCTCATCTTCACCTTGCGCGGCAGGCCGGTCGAGATATCGTGGCTAAGCAAAAAATCGTTGACGAGATCGGGAGACAAGTCCTCGCTCAGGCTATCAATGTCAAGTTCCAGGGACCTGTCCGTAGCCAGCGTGCCGCCGCCCTTGATGCCGTTGAGAGTGCTGATCTGGCGACCGGTTGGAGTACGAGATGCCAGGGCGACGGCCAGCTTCATCCGGATTGAGTTGCCGTTGCGGGTGGCGTAGAGGTTGTCGGTATCCTCGGCGCTGGTGCTGTCGGTGAGCTGGTCAAGGGTTTGATCAGGCATGGTGGCGTCTCCCGGCGACCGTAATCGCTCAGCCGTTGGGCATAAAGGTGGGGCCGGAAACCAGGGTGGCGGTCCCGCCGCTCTGGGTGGCGGTGTTGCCATTGCCCGAGAGATCCGTCAGGGTGGCCGCCGTGCTGGTGAACTTATGGTACCACTTCGGATTGATCCCAAGTGAGGTCTTGAGATCCTTTCCCCTGGCGATGTCCTGCATCTGAGCCTGGGTCAGCCTGCCGTCCATCTGGAAAGCCAGGTGCATCTTGCCGCCAAAGTAACGGGTCGCCGGAGTATCCTGCCGGGTGCCGATCGTGATGGTGGTGCCGGGAGGCTGCAAGGCGCCGAGCGCGCCGGACAGGATGGCATCGTGGAACAAGACGCGGGTGCCGTTGATCGGCGTATAGTAGATCTTGATCGAGCCGGACGAGGCATCCCGCTCGATGGTCCACAGGTAGTATTTGCCATCGACCAGAGACGTCACCGTGGGGGTAAAGATCTCCTGGTCCAGGGAAGCGGCGCCATCGTCGAAGGAGAACGAGAAGCGGTTTGCGGCAGTCCCAGCGTAGCTGGCCTCACCGAGGAAGAAGTTTACGCATCCAGCGGCGAAGAATGCACCGGTGCTGTAGATGTACTGTGCCACTGTTCCGACATTGTCGTCGAACGCCATGATGAAGCCAAGGGTCCACTCTCCGGCGGGTAGAGTGTGGCTAGCAGTCTTGGTCATGGTGTAGATCAGTCCAGTTTCGTCGAACTGAACGGCGTTGGTCAGGACGGGGAACTGCGGGCCGGATGTCAAGGTAACGCCGCCAATGACCGAGGCAGCGCCATTGCTGGCGGAACCGCTGTTGGCAATCGGCGTCGTCAACGTGTTGAGCTTGGTGTAGATATCTGGTGTCTTGGAAAGGTCTGTAACCAGGTCGCTGCCGCTGGCGATCTGCTGCATCTCTGTCGCGGTCAGCAGCCCATTCATCCTAAAAGAGCTGTAGAGGGAACCGGCCAACCAGCGATCGTTACCGCCAACAGGCGGCGCGCGAGTGCCAAATGCGACCGGTGTGGTGGGAGCCACGGCCCCCAGGCCGGTAACGCTGCCGCTGATATAGAGCGTCCTCGTTCCTCCGGGAGAGACATGGTAGATGTTAATGACTTCCGTGGCCTTGACACGCTCGACGATGAACAAACGCCAGGACGTATCGAGGAAGGAAGCATTGGCAGCTCCCGAAATCGTTAGAGCGGTGGCCCCGGCTCCCCGAATAACCATCTCGACCGCGCCGGGCTTGGCTGTCGCCCCGGTGACACCTGCCTCGTAGATTAGCAGGTTGAAGGTCTGGACGCCGCCGTAGGGGCCGCAGGAGATAAGGTACTGGGATGCTGTTCCAGCCGGATTGTCTATCCGCGCCCAGATGCCCATCGTCCAATCTGCATCCGGCAGGTTCCAACCGCCGGTGAGCGCGTACCGGATGTGGCCGGTAGCATTGTCGAGGGCGAGGGCGGGATTGCTGATGACCCCGGCTTCCAGGGCCGTCTGGACCGGAGACATCAGCGGCTGGAGGGCATTGCCGACCGTGCGTCCGAGGGCGGCTGTATTATCGTAGACCGGAGATGAGCCGTCGAAGCGTCCCCACTGATAGTAGACATCGACCGGACCGGCCGGGTCAGTCGCCAGAACGAGAGAGATTGTGTTGGTGCCGAGCGTGACACTGGAGATCGGCAAGGCCGCGGCATCACTGTGGACGGCGTCCCTGGGGAAGACCTGGAAGCCGGTCGCAGGACTGCCGGTGTTGGTCTTGAGCGCACTGCCCGCGCGGTGCTGGACGGTGAGGGTGATCGTGGTGCCGGTACGGCTGGCGCCGGTGATCGACGGGCCGAGATTATGGACCGTCTCGGTACCCATGGCGAACAGAAGGGCGTGGGCATAGGCGTAGGCGATCAACTCGGAGCCGGAGGCAGTCTGGTTGATGTCGTCGGACAGCGGCACATCCGGCACCCAGCCGAGATTGACCACGGTGGAATTTTCCGCCAGGTACTCGTAGTGGGCGCGGCGGGTTTCTTGGGTAAAGAAATCGCTGTCGGCGGTGTTGCTGCGGTTCATCAGGGGGAAAACGCCGAAGCGCTGGACGGTGGCGGCACCGCTCAGTCCAGTACGAAGAGCGGCCAGCCGGGTCTTGTAGTCCGCCTTGGTGATGGTACCGATACCGGTGCCGCCCTGATTCCACAGGATGCCAGAGACAGCGCCGAGCGAGGTCAGGCGGGTGACGGCGGTGAGGTAAGCCGGATCTCCGGCTTCCCAGTCAGTGATCGCGGTGTCATCGACGCTGACCTGGACGACGGCCTGCGGCACCGTGGTATATGAGACCATCAGGTTGAGAAAACGCACGACGCCGTTGCCGCCAGTTCCGGCGACGACGCCGGGCAGGGTCCAGTCGGCAGCGCCGGTATAGTAGGCAGTCCTATCATCCGGTGTCGGCGGTGCGTTAACCAGGATCGACATGCGGTTCTGCTGGGACTGCCCAGCAAGCATCCAGACATCCCCGACCGCAACGGTGTTAGCGGCGGTATAGACGGCGGCGGGATCTTCGTCGAGACGGTACTGGAGTTTGTACCAGCCGCCCTGCGGCACGGTCAGCGTGCCGTTCCAGACACCGTTGCCAGACGATCCAAGGCCGTTGGTGTAAATGTTGGAGATTTCGCTGTCGGTCAGGGCGCTGGCGCAGACAAAGACCTCTGCCAGTGCCCCGTCAAGGTTTGGCTTGAAAGGGGACGCCGCGAGCAGAAAGTCTCCCGTTCCGACCTTGCGGGTCGCAATCGTGACCGGTGTCTGCTTGACGCCATTGGCGAAAAGAGCAACCTCACCGGTGGATTGGGTGTACCGGCCGACATAGTGTTTCCAAGCACCCGAGACATAGGTCTGCGCATCGGTCGAGAAAACCACCGTGTCCGTACTGGAGTGTATCCTGAACTGGACAGCACTTCCCTCGATGAGAAGCTGATAGTTCGTCGCCTTGGACAGGATGGAGCCATCTCCGCCGGTTTCACTGTCGACCCTGACCCAGGCCCCGACCGTTACCGAGTCATTGGTGACGGTCGATTTTCCTGGAAACCCGGCAGACATGTCAGTCTCCGCGAGTGAAAACTGCTGGGTGCTGGCCTTGACGAAGTTCACGGCATCCTTGCCGCTGGGTCCCGCCACTTTGGTCGGGGCGCTGGCGGATGGCACGAGGATATCGAGAGAACTGACGGAACTTGCCCTGTTCCCGGATGCCTCCGCGAACAGCCACGATGCCACGACGGTTGGCCCAGATGCACCACTGGCAACGGCGGTCCAGCCGAGCACTTCCGTAGAGGTCTCCGCATTGATGATACGGGCGGAGACGCCGGTGGTGGTGCCGGTATAGGTCCCGGAGAGAGAGAGGACGGCGGTTCCTCCGGTGCGCTGGAAGACGCGCCGCGACGGCAGTTCGGCTGCGGCAACGCGGATAGCGCCACCACTCGCCCGACGGCGCGCGGTGGAGACGATACTGCCTAATGTCATGGAGCGGTATCGCCGCTCAGGACGATCTGGGGAGCGGTTCCGGCGTTGGCCGTGCAAACCAGAAAGGCGATGGCGTATTGACCGGCGGTTCGGGTGTGGGTGCCCCTGGACACCAGGGTTCCGCCGGTGACCTGGACCACGGCGGCTCCGGCGCCCATCTGGATGAGGGTCAACTCGAACCCAACCGGCGTCGTGTTCGGCAAGGTGACGGTGACGGCTGTTGCGGCGTTTACCACGATCTTACGCCGGTTGTCAGCCAGGCCGACGCCGTAGTTGGCCGTGGCTGTGACGAGGGCCTGGGTGGTGCGATCTTCCAGGGTGTCCACGATATCATGGAGATCCTGGACGGATGTTCCGGCAGCCGTGCCGAGCGGCATCTTGGCCTTGAGCCCAGCAATGGTATCGACGGCCATAGGATGCCTCCGGGAACGTGAGAGATCTTGGGAAAGGCTGGGATCTGGACAGCGGCCCTAGGACCCCTGGATTTCCTGGATCTGGATATCGGAGACGACGGCCGTGCCGGTGGCGGCGCGCTGAAACAGGATCGAGGACGTGGTGGTGGTAGCGCGGAACTCGTAGGTCCGGCTGCCGACCGCATCGCTCGACGTGGCGGCCTTCATCTGCTGACCACCGCTGACAGAACCGATCAAGCACATGGTCGTGTTGGTATTGTTGACCCAGCGTAGCCGGTAGAGTTTGGCGGCGACGGTGGTGCAGACTTGGCGCGCCGCGAGGGTCGTGCCGGTTGCCGGAATGGTGATGGCGCCGGTGGTGGTATCGACCGTCACTCCGGCAGAAAGATTGGTCCAGGCAGTCGGGGAGACCAGGGCGGTATCAACCCAGGTGACTTCCGGGATCTCCTGGATCTTGAGGTCTGAGATGGTGGTGGTCCCGGCGGCGGTGCGCTGGAACGTCATGTGCAGCGTCGTGGCGGTGACGGTAACGTCGAACAGAAGATCTCCAACGACGGCATGGCGGTACTGGATGCCCCCAGCAGAGGTTCCTGCATACATCGACATGCCGGTCGTGCCGGAGTAGACCCAGGTCACCCGGTAGCGTTTGCCAACCGTGACCGGATATGTGCCGCGCCGAGCCGTGGTGGTGGTGCCGTAGGTGATGCTGATTGTCTGGGCGGTGGTATCGATGCTGGTAGCGCCGTCGCCAACCACAGTCGTGAAGGTATCGACCGGCAGGCTGAGGATCGGGCTGACCGTGCTGTTGCCGGAAACGGCGGCGCGGGCTAGCATCAGGCCGCCGTCTGCCCGGAGAAGGCGACTTGCGGCGCGGTCCCGGCATTGGCGTAGACGAACAGATAGGCTTGGGCGTAGGCCCCAGCGGTCTTGGTGTGGTTGTTGAGGTGCCTCAGGTTGCCACCGGTCACCGCGACCGTGACGGCCCCAGCGCCGAGTTGCAGGATCAGGCACTCCCAGCCGACTGGAACGTTATTGGGGATCGTGAAGGTGATCGCGGCGGCATTGTCGAAGGTGATGCGCCTGCGATTGTCTGTCAGGGCGGCGGTGTAGGAGGTCCCGGTCTGGACGACGACGGACTGGCTAGTACGGTCCTCAACAGTATCGATCAGGTCATGAATGTCCGAGATGGTCGTCCCGCCGGGCGTATTGGCGGGCATCTTGGCCTTGAGCCCGGCGATGGTATCGACGGCCATCAATTAAACTCCGTAGAAAAGTCAGGTCCGAAATCGGATACGCGACCAGACACGTCAAACGCGTCTGGTACGTCGAAGCCTTGGGCATCGGGCAACGGGAAGGGCGTGCCGGGCTCCCAGCCCGCGCGCCTCAAGCGTTCATCCCGAGCGACACGGAACGCCTCGGAAATGGACGCAGCGCGACCGCGACGGGATCTGGCAAGACGCGCAACCATTACGCAGAGGGTTCATCCGGAGAGACGGAGTCATCGGCCGGAGGCTCTGCATCATCGAGTGGCGGTTCGTTCTGGGTCTCGTCCTTGGAGGTGGCGGCTCCGGCATTGAGGGTGACGATGCGGGCCTCTCCGCCGACCACCTCGATGTCCTGGACACCGATGATCATCTTCATTTCTGCGCCGGGTAGGGCGTCCGCTGTGGCGCGGACCTGGACCGCGCCGATCTGGCCGACCGTGACGACTTCGGCCGACATACCGTCCTCGCTCGGGGTCACGGTGACGATACCGTCTACGCTGGTTTCCCAGGTCGGCTGGCCATCGATCGGGGCCGGATTGCCGTAGCGGTCCTTGTAGGACACCGACAGCACGACCTGCTGGTCTGCGGTTAGAACGAGCATGGATGTCTTACTCCTTGGCGCAAACGGGACCGATCTTGAAGACGCAGATCGGCGTATCGGAGGGCGGTGGCGTCTCGGCCTGCGGCTTAATCACGACCGTGATGCTGGCCGTCTCAACCTGATGACTTGAGATCAGGCGGGCCAAGGCGACACCGATATCCTCGGACATGAACCCCGCCCTTAGCTTTCCGGACCGGCGCCCTCACCCTTGGACTTGCCGCGAGAGGACTTCTTGGCTGGATTGGAGGTCGTCGTCTGGCGCTCCCCCTCCTTCTGCTCTCCCGGCATTTCAAGGGGTGGGCGGCGGAAGCTGGGGGCATTGGGGTCCCGACCGATGACAGTATCCCCGACATTACGGATCGTGCCGCCTGCGAGGGCCGGGTGGCCCTCCAGGTCGTGCGCGCCGCCCAGGTTGGGACCGGACGTCGTATCCGGGACATCCGGCTTGACGACTGGCGGCAGCGGGCCGGGGTTGGTGTTCTCCGGCGGCGGTTCCGGCTGCGGCGGCGGTTCCGGCTGCGGCGGCTGCCCAGGAGCGGGTTCTGTGGGCTCTACCGGGGTTTCTGGCTGGCCTTCGTTGGGGTCGGACATGGTTACTTCTCCTTGGCGGGCGCGGTGCCGGGAACCGGAACGGGCTGGGCCTTGGGGGCATCCACCGGCTTGGTGGCATAGTCCTTGTTGGCCTCAGAGGCACTGGAGGCGACCGGGGCGGTCTTGACCGGTGGCTCCTTGGCGGGTTCCGGGGGCTTCTCCGCCTTGGCCTTGATGTCCTTGCGGGCCTTGGCCTCCTCCTCCGCAGCGGTGTCCTGCATCAGGTCGGCACGCGGCACCATGCGGCTGTCGTGCTTCTCCGCGATCTTGCCGACCGTTTCGGACTTATCGTCCTCAGGCAGTTTGACCGGCTTGGTGCTGGACTTTTTGGAGACGGTGGTATCGACATCGGGACGCTGCGTATAGTCTTCGGTAGCGCGGATGCGGCCATCGTGCTGGGGAGCGCGAGGGTCCTCGTAGTCCTTGTATGCTTCTGCCTGAAGCGGCGCCATACCCTTCTGGGAGCGGTCCTGCCCGGCCTCGTCGTGGTCCGGGATGGCCTTGGTCTTGGCGTCCCGCAGATGGGAGTTCTGCAACTCGTTACGTGCTTCTTCGCTGAGGACGCGCACCTTGTTAAGTTCGGACTGCCGGGCGCCTTCAAGCTCACGCCCCTTATCCGAACCGGAGGGAATGTTGACCAGCTTGCGAATGTCCGGGTAGGGCGGAGACGCCATATCGGGTGTCGGCTCCCTGGCATACTCGCTCAGTTGCCGGGCATCCATGGCATGGTTGAGGGGGGTGTTCTGCTTGGCGTCGTCCCGCGCCTTGGCGTCGGCCAGTGCCTCGTTCTGGCGGCGGGACCTATTGAAGCTGGTCACACTCATGATCGTGCCTTCCTCTATGTTGGGGCACAGTCTCGGCTGGCAGAACCGAGAGCCCCATTCGGCCAGCGATCCAAAAATCGCGCCGTCGCCCAAGGAGCAACTGCGTTGGGTCACAGCCAACGTTACACCCTGCACTCTCTTTTAAGGAGAGGTCTTGCGGTGTCTTTGACAAGAGTGCCCCTGATGTGAAACAGGATTTCATCCCACCTCACACAAGGAAGACAATCCTTGACCGCACCCAACGCCAAACTTCAACTGACTACTTTCAGTTGAAGTTAAGATGCAGCACTCGTCAGGCGGTGCCGATAGAGCACCATCCGGATTTGCTTGGGTTCATAGACACGCTCCCACGAAGTGCCGGTGGCGAGCACGGTGTTGTCAGGACCACCGCCGACAGCAGCACCAACGTATCTGACACCCCTGGGATGCAGGACAAAATGCCTACGATTGATGAGGTAGTCCTCTCCAGCAAGTGAATCACGGTCGGTCTCGACCTGAGTCAGCTTCGTGCCATTCCCGTCAGCGTAGCCAATTGCACCTGGCCCGAACAGGATCGTATCATATACGGCCGTGGCACCACTTCCGGTTACAGTAACCCCATCGTCCACAATCACGCGCTTGCCCATCAGGAACGGCACGCGGACCTGGCTATCGGCGAAGGTTACGTAATCGATCAGATTCAGCTTGGCGAGCTGGCTTTCGACGGCGGAGTGCATCAGGACGGCGACGACCTTGTCCTTGCTGTCCCCTAGCTTCTGGATGGCGTCGAGGTAGCCGACCGCAGTGATGGCCTGGCCGTTTGCGACCGCAGATACGTCATGGACGTTTGCGGCCATCGACGCGGAGGCAAAGACGCCGGTCAGCATTGCCTTGGTCGTGCGCTGCATGTCGCGTGCCCACCAGGCAGCAACCAGATCCCCGATCACGGAGGCCGGATCGCCACCGCTGAGGGCGGCGGCCAACTCATTGACGCCCCATGCCTTGCCTCGGGCCATGACGACGCACTGGTCCTGGGCAGAGGTGATCGGGTTGACGCTCAGAGCCGCGCCAGTCGCGGAGAGGACTTCCGACTCGCCGGTCAAATCCTGCCAGAACGGCATATTGAGGGTATTGCCGCCATCGGAGAAGAATCCGTTGAGGTCACCGACGGGCTGAACGATACCGCTCGTCCACAGCTCGGAGAGTTCAGCGGTCCTATTTACAACGTAGGGGACCCAGCGCTCCGGAACGATAATATTTGCTAGGCGTGTGCTTGCCATGACTTACTCCCGGTGGAGTTGAGGGGTGCGAGGAAATCGGTGGGACAGGCCACCGGGTCGTCGGCGCGCTCGGCACCGGACGTTCTTGACACGGCACAGCGTTTCCGCCGCCTTCCGGGGTTGGAAGGCGGCGGGTCGTGGTCCGTGGTCTGGGTTAGGCCGCTTTCGGCGGGTGGATCGCGTGAACAGTGGAACCGGCGGCGGTCGCCATGGCCTCTGCCTTAGCCATGCCTTCCTTCAAGATGTATTCCGACTGCTTGGTGATGTTCCAATTGTCCCTGGTCCAGGGGTTGACCGGGCCGCCAGGGATGTTAGAGCCGATGGCGCCCATACCGTGGGCGCGCTCGAAGAACCAGGGGGCGGAATCACGCAGCGTGCGCGATGCCCATTCCTTCGGGGTCAGCGGATCGACGCCGTTTTCACCGAACACGATCTCGCCGTTGCGTACCAGGATCGGCACCTTCTTGTCCGACAACTGCCAGCCTTCGCGAGTCGCTTGGTCCAGGATGTTCGGGATCGCGCCGGGGATGGCGTTGGAGGCCAGGGCGGCGTCCTGGATGGCACGGGAGATGATGATCCGTTCGTTCTCGTGGACGGCGGCGGCCAGTTCCGCCTCTCTCTTGTTGAGGGCCTCGGACAACGCCCGGATCTGGCCTTCGCTGGCCGACTTCATTTCCTGGGTGCGCTGCTCGACGGCTTTCTCGAAGCCATCCTTCTCGATCAGGTCCTTGTCCTTGACCCGCTGGCGCAGCTTGGTCAATTCCTCGTATTCCTGACGGAGCTTGTCGGCATCCTCGTTGATCGTCCGATAGACGGTCAACTGCCGCTCCAGGTCTGCCTTTTCCTTATTCAGGTTCGTGTTGTTGCCGCGAAACTCGTCGAATTTTTCCTTCGGGACAACGTTGTCGACGAACAGGCGGAAGGAGCCGCCGTCCTCGGTCTCCGCGTAATACTCACGCAGGGATTCCGGGACTTTCTCAAGATTGTCGACGACGTAGGGAAGGGGGGCTTGGCTTGCCATGGAAACGACCTCCGGTCGCTGCCCGTCACCGGCGCGGCGCGGCGCGGCTCTGCTCTGTCGATGCGGGACTGGTTGCAGGAAACCGGCCGGATGGCGGCCGGGCAGGTCACGCCGTTCTTTGGCGGCGTCGGCACTGCCGAGGCTGGGCACAAAAAAAGCCCCGGCGCCTGATCCGACCAGAAGTCTGGCTCGGGAGGGCGGGGCTGGAACGACGGGCATGTTCTGAACGAAACCGTGTTTCGAACGGAACTATACGGGGTGATCTATACCGTCATATGCCTTTCGACGCAAGGACTTTCCATCAGGAGATTAGCGGAAAGTCATAGAAAACCAATCGCGGCTGTGATCAGATAGTCAATCTCCGCTATCGCGTGCCAGTTCGTAGAGATGGTAGTGCAGCAGACCGGCGTATTCCATGTTCGTGCCCCCAGCACAGTAATGGTAGATCTGCTCCGTTCCGTTTTCGGTTGGCTGGGACAGGCAGATATACATGACCTCGGGGTTGCGACGGCCTTCCGCGATATCCCGAAGCAGTTTCTCGGCGGCTTCCCGAGGCGTCCAGAGGGTCGAGTTTCTTTCCCGCTCGGCCCGAACCTCATTGAAGCTGACAATCTTGGAATCCTCTACCTGGGGATCGGCGATCATGGGATTTCCTCTGGAGAAGACACTACTTTGAAAGAATTCGGTAGAGTATCTTGGGATACTCTTCCCTCAGCTTGGCGATGACGCCGCAACTGTTGCAGTAGTGGGTGTAGAGGGGTGGGGAGGTTTCGGTCGGTCCGATGTCATGGGATCTGAGCATGGTGCCGCGCCCACAGCGGTCGCAGACGTTCTCCATGCCGTAGACTTCGATCCCGCATTCGCGTTCCGCCATCAGTCCCTGCCCTCGATCACGGCTGTAGCGAAGGCAGCCAGTTCTTCCTGCAAGTCCTCGATCATCAAGATGTCCTCCTCTGTGGGAACCGCTTCCGGATTGGGAATGTCGAGAATGTTCATCAGGATGCAATGGGCGCCAGCGTAGTAGGCCCGCCGACAGGCCGCGGTTTCCAGCTCCGGCAGGGGAGCCATTACCCGATCCCGATAGGTGTCCCATCCGGCCGCAATCCGCTCGGCTTTCTGCCTCATCAATTTGTCCTTCGGTTGGCGTATATAGGGAACATCAGAGACCCAGTAAGGTTCTCGCGGCTTGATAATCCAATGGACCAGGGTCCCGCTGCTCGCCACGGGCCGCGAGCCAGTCCTTGAGATCCGGTTCCGGCTTGGCTTTGCCGTCGAAATAGTCCTTGGCAAGGCGGCGTTTCAGACTGGGCGGCATGTCGTCGAATGCATGCATAACGGGAACAATATGGCTTCTGCACAACCAATGTAGTGGAGGCCGAGCAAACGGCAGGGTGTGACCGATCGGCATACCCTCCAGAGACCACAGTCGGTTGGACCTTTTGCGGCAGACAACTGTAGTTCTGCTATCTATGATTGATAAATGCATATAAGCCCGGAACAATTCCGGATGGCGCTGGGTGACCTCGAACCGAACGAAATTGGCAACCGCATGGTAGGTGCTACGGATCAGGCCCTCGGCATGGCGCGGCGGGGCCGAGAACAGGCTGCCGGGAGCGGTGTCCTTGATCACACCGACCAGATCCCCGGTACCTGGTTCCTTGCCGACCTGGGTCAATCGCAGGGCATCCTCCAGGACGCGACGGGTTCTGAATTTTAAGTCCTCTGCCTGCCGCTGCCACCATTCCATGACGCTGGCGCCGATGATGGTGGTCTCCTTGCGGACAAGTGTGAGGGCGGGTTTGTCCAGGGCGCGGGACAGGCCCTTGATCAGAAGCAACGCTGCCAGCAAGGTAGACAGGCTGTCCTGGGACAAGGTGGCGGCATCGTCCAGGTCTGCGTTGACACGGTTCCCGATATCCCGATAGGCCGCCTCGATGGCCTTGTCTATTTCCTCAACCAGAGCCTCAAGCCGGGCACGACGGCTGCTGTCCCGCACAACCGCAGTCGGGTCGATCCGGATCACCAGGATCGCCAACTCATGGCTCAACGCCGTCAGCCTGTCCAGCACAACACCGAAGGAATGCTGGGCAAGCTGATCTAAAATGAGGGAGAGGCGGATTGCCTCATCCATCAGGTCGTCGGCGGCTGTCATTTTTTCGGAGAGGTCCGGGTCACCAGAAAGACCATAGAGTTTTCGGAGTAAGGGGTAAGCGGCTCCGCTTTGAAATGGGGGTTTTTCTTAAGAAACTCGGTAAACGCTCTTTTCTCTCCAAGGTTCTTCTCATCTAGTCCGCCGGATTTCCAGTCATCGAACAGGATGACAGAGTGGGAGGCCAGCAGAGGGCCGACGAAAGTCAGCGCCTCCTTGGCCGAGGTATAGAGATCGCTGTCTATCATGACAATGCCGACATTGCCTAACTTAAACTGCTCGATTAGAGACCTGTTGAGAGTTTGTGAAAACCAACCTCTGACCAGGTAGGTTCGGCTCCAGTCAACGCCACGCCGACTCATCAGACGGGTGGCAAACTCGATCGGAGAGGCGAGTTGGCCGGAACTCCATAGCTTGGCGTCCTGGTGGTCCGCTTCGGGCGGCAGACCCTCGAAGCTATCGAAGCCGAACAGTCTGACTGCTGTCTCCCCGGTGGCGGTCAGGGCATCATGCATGCAGGCCATCGACGAGCCGAAGCAGACGCCGAATTCCAGATAGTCACCGATATAGCGGTTCGTGCCAGGAATGTCGGTCCGAACCTCCTGGAGTTTCCGGATCGCGGAAACCATGCACTGGGTCAGTTCCCGTTCCGGGACAAGACCCTTGCCTTCGAGGGCGCAACGGTGCATCCGGCGCAGGTAGCGCCGCCGAGAGATCCAGCGCAGCGGCTCCAGCAGATGCAGGCGATGAAGAAGGCGGTAGAGCGGCTTGTCGAGATGCGGCGGCAGCAGTGAACTGGACGGTTCGGTGACGGTAGCTTCCTTCGGATCTTCCGCGATGGTCATGTTTCCCCCTTATCGTTGGATTGCTGCATCGCATTCTTCAACGATTGGGAGTGGAAAAGGGTGATAAGTTTCCGTCCCCCGGTCCTCCGACAAAGAGGAGTATGAGGTCCGTCATGCTCCAGCGCTACCGGACACCTCCTCCGGACAGCCTCTCGTTGATGATGTAGAGCCGGATCGCCTTGTTGAGGTTGCCTGGCGTCCTAGCCTTAATCCGACTGGCGAGTTGGTTGATACTAAGGTCGTGGCGGATGGCATAGTTCCGGAACTCCTGCCACATCTCATCGGTCAAGGCAATGCTGGTTGGCTTTCCCTGAACGCTAAGGGAGCGCTTGCGCGGTCCCCGTTGACGAACCTCGTCGCCATCGTCGTGAAGGCTGTCTGTCAACCCGGTCCTCTCTGGTTATCCCGGCGCGGCGCTTTGACCGTGGTCTGGACGCCACCCGGCTGGCGCATCATCGGTCGTGCTCCGGCAGGCTGGTTACTCGGTGCCCTCGACGCGGTATTACCGGTAACGGAAGCAGCGGCACCAGTGGCTCCTGGCATACCGACCAGCATGGGCTTTTCATTCTCAAGGGCATCGACCAATTCCTCAAGGCTTTGTCCTGGCCGAACCAACTCGCCGCGCATCAGGTTCCAGGCGTAGTCCTCCAGGGTCATCAGGCCCTCGCGCTTGGCGGTGACCAGGCCAAGCAGGTCCTGGCTGCTCATACCGCCCGCCTCGAAGTCCGTGTTGAGGGTGATCTGGCACTTTTCTGGATCTTCGTCGACCAGCCGCGCCATCATCCGGATGGCCTGGGTGAAGGCTTCCGAGCACGACATGGCTATATCCGACAGAGAGGCGGTCTCGCCGCTGGAGCGGACGTTGAGAGCTTCTGCAGTCTCCGTGACGCGCTTCTTGTCCTCCAACATCTGGGCACCGAGCTTGCTCATATAGCGGTCGGTGCGATCCACCGCTCTTTCCAGAGCGCCGAGGCCGTCTCCCTGGAACTCCAGGTATTCTGCACTGGCCCCGGCGGGCAGCAGCCAGATGATGCTTTCAGAGATGACGAACTTGTGCTGATCGTCAGCATCGACGCCCTGTATCCACGGAACCGGGAAGGCGGTCTTGTGAAGGCCCGCATTGAGATCAACGGAAAACCGCCAGTGGTCGATATTGGCTTCCGCCATTGCCAGCATGGGCGGCTGGTCCGGCTCTGCGCGCTGGTTGCGCGGCCCGAGAAAGTAGAAGGGAATTTCCCGGATTGGCTGGCCGCCGATCCGAATGGTGGGGCGCACCGTATCTCCATACTGGACATAAGCGCCATCCCGGTTCGGCACGATGAAACGTACCGTATAGAAACCCTCTCCATCCAGTTCCAGGATGCGAAAACGCGGCTTGTAGACAGAGCCGAAGCCATCCGGCGCCGGGATGTCGACGAACTCCTGAAGGATGACCTGGTCGAGCACCCGGACGCCATCCACGATACGATGGCGCCAGTTGCGGATAGACTCAGCATTGTACCCGGCCATGAACGGGATCGGGGTCTTGGCAACAGTCTGGTCAAACTCTTCGAGATCGACCAGCACGCCGTAGCGTCCCTTGGTCAGAACCTCAAACGTGGCCCCCTTGGTGAAGGTATGAATGCTGTCCCCAGTGTTGGTGATGTTCTTCTCACGGGTAGACAGTCTCGTCGTCAGGGTGACCACTGGCTCCCGCCGGAAGATCTGGCCGATGAAGGCTGCCGCCGTCTTGGCAAGCGCCCCGTACCAGCTTCCGCGATTGATGTAGGCCAGGTATTCGTCGTCGTTCTTATGGCCGGTCAGCTTCGGCACATAGGTCTGACCGGCCCGGATCATGGCCTTGCGACCGCCGAGGCAGTCCGTGATCATTTGCCACTCGGGCATTCTTTCGAGATAGGCGGGATGAAGGTCCGTGACGGGCATGATGCGTCCTGTTCCGCGCCGAGCAAATCAGCGCAAGGTAAAGGGCCTGCCGGATGTCTCCGGAGGCCCTGGGGTGGCGAATGGATTGTCTTGGGAGAGAAGGGTTAGAGGCGGGCCTTGAGGTTGGCCTCGACCGCCTGAGCGATCTTTTCCGAGAAGTCCTTCCACGCCTGGGTCCGGTTGGTTCTGGCGACCCGGACCCGGTAGGTGGTGGCAGTGAAGACGAAGTAGGCGTCTTCCTTGGCATAGGTGATCGGCACCCGGACTTCCTTGCCGAGGACCTTGACCGTATGGTTGAGTTCGACCACGCCGTTAGCCACGGCTGAGGGCTCGGGTGATGGCGGAGAAGTCCGGCCCCTTGGGCTTTTCCGGTTGGGCGGCGGTCTCCGCCAGGGAGGTTCCGACCGAGACCAGGCAGGTCCTGCCGGAGGATGACATCAGGCGGGGCAACAGCATCTTGATCAGGCTGCGGTCCTGCCAGCTTGCCGGGTTGTGGAAGACCATGAAGGGCCAGTGCTGCGCGGCGATGGCGTTAACCTCCTCCAGACGGAGGATCGGGTGCAGGGAAAGCCGGGCGCCGCTGGGCAGGTCGAAGTGACAGGCGCCACCGGTAAATCGGGTTCTCCGGTAGCTCGGCAGCACACCGTCCTTTTCGGTCAGGCGGAGATAACGGTCGGCGTCCTTATGGCTGGAACAGAACACGACGCCATTGGCATCGGAGCCGTAGGTGGTCGCTTCAGCCCCCCAGAGACGCAGCGCGGCTTCGGGATCGCTGAGCATGACGCGTTTATGGCTGGATGGAATCATCTGATGTCTCCCGGATGGTCTGCTCCCCGGCGCTCCACGATGGACGACGGCAGTCCTGGAAGAACGCACGACGGGACGATGTTACCGCCCGACCAGAGCGCCAACCTTAAGTTGTCTTGCGCCAGTCATGCACACATAGCGCGTGTCATCGCCGCAATTATGAACTATCAATCCGTTATTGACAGTTAAGGCATAAGTGTGCTCGACCTCAAGGTTGAAGACATCGTTCCGTCCGGCCTCCTCGACGGAAACAACCACGGCATCGACCTCGTTGGGACGCAGAGTCGTCGGACCTGAGGCAAGCGTGTCCCCCAGAGAGTTCTCCGCCTCGACCCAGCCGCGCTCCGTGGTCAGGATAAGATGCTCCGGCGTGCAGATCACGGAGCGGCCATCACGCGTCGTGACCCTGATGGTCTGGACATTCTTGCGGGTTTGGCGGCAGCCCCAGAAAATCATGTACTGGCCATCGACCTGGATCACCTCACCGACCTTGCCGACCAGATCCCGGATCTTGATATCTCCGTCCCTGGTCTGGACCAGCGTGTTCCCGTGCAGGCAGTGGTCCTCCGCGGTCGTATCAATATCGTCGAAATCGGTCTCTGACCTTTGCAGCACCGGCACCGTGCGCAGCCAGTGGTGACAGGACTCGAACACCCACAGCCCCGGCTTTTCCGGCCGGTCTGCGCGGGCGTTCTCCAGCATGTCCCGCATCTTCTGCCAACCGCCGATCCGGTTGTTGTCGGCCGGGCTCATGATCAGGTTGTGGCCGCCCTCGGCTGCCCCCTTGCGCATCTCGTCATAGATGCTCTCCCGGCCGAGCTTGGAATAGATCGAGGGATCAGCGACACAGCCGGAGAAACGGTAGCCGGTGGAGCGATGCGCGATGCCTTCACCGAGCGCCAGGTTGGTCAGCCGTAGTCCTTCGTTCGGAACGATATCTCCGCTCTTGGTCTTGGCGACGGTATACCACTCCTTGATCCGGATCAGGGAGCCGCGGGGAAACGTGAAGCCGTCCAGGTCGGGGACCGGGTTGCCGTCCGAGACGGCCCAGATGCCGAGACTGGCCGGTGCGGCTGAGCCCCAGTCGAACGAGCGCCGATAGCCCCAGGTCGTCGGAATATGGAAGGGCGTTAGGAAATGGATGTCGGGAACAATCAGGTCGTCGAAGAAGCCGCCTGCGACGATGTCCCAGTCTCCTTTCAGCCAGGCATTGACCAGGGCCGCCGAGCCGGTGCCGCGCAGACGGGCAGCATAGGTCGGATCGTTCTTCATCATCGCCGTGTTGTCTTCGAGGCGACTTGGGATGTAGATGCGAAGCTCTCCGGTTTCCTCGTCCTTGATCGGCGTCCAGCCCTGCGGTGCGGGGGAGATGAAGCGGGCTTTGACCCAGGAATTTCCGCTGACCCAGATGAAGCCGTTCTGGCGAATGATGAAGCTGTGGGTCTCCGGAACTCCAATGCAGTAGACCTGCCCCTCAAAGTCCAGCATCTTCACGGCCTCCGCCGTGATGTGCAATTCAGCCTTGCCGGACTCATCAAGCCGGGATTGCTGACCCCGGCTGCTCAGGACTCTCGGGATGGAAAAGCCGGAGCCGAGTTCGTTGAACGGCTTTAGGGAGATCTTGTCAGAGTCCTGATGGCTAAGAACACCAATCCTGTGGTTTGGCGTGCAGACCATCGTGATACCGTTCTGGGAAATGGCGGCCATCATTCCGGTGTAGTGGGATTTGTGAACCTGACTGGCCTCGGACGGGATGATTTCTCCGTCTTTCGTGACGGTCATTACAGCGTCGCCGACTTGGAAATCCTCGATGTTTTTCCAACCGGACGGGGTCAGGACTTCACCATAGGGAACGCAGTGGCCTGAACCACCCGGATTACCGGTCATGATTAATTCAACCGGCGCTCCTTTTGCAGAGCGGAGCGTTCCCCTCATGCGATTAATTGCATCTGGGGTTGACCAGTTTGTCACCTCTTCAAACACCAAAAAGCTATTTTTGTTTATAATCCTATTTTTGGTGACATAGTGATTAGCATCTGCTACAGTCAGATCATAAACAACTTGAGGTTCACATGGTTCAAAGACTGCCACGCCATGACCGTATGGCTGCAATATATTCCGATGTTCACCAGTATAGGGATGGGCATACGATACCGGATGGGTATGGTTATATTCTGGAATATAATCCTCTTCATCCTTATAGAACTGCTTCTGGATACGTAAGGCAGCATCGACTTGTGATGGAAAGAAAGCTTGGGCGTTTTCTTCTTGAAACTGAAGTGGTTCACCACGAAGATGAAGATCCAGCAAACAACGATCCCGGCAACCTGAAACTGTTTGCCTCTCAAGCAGATCACATGCACTACCATCATCTCCAGGATGCCGCCTGCTATGACGCAGTTGTGATTGAACGGGTTCGACAAGCTGCCGCAGATCCGAAGGTAACTCTGGTAGGTCTAGGTATCTCTGAACCAACCATTCGGAAGATATGCCGGATGTATGGGATATTCTGGAAGCGTGCGAATAAGGCTGACTTGACAGAGGATCAGGTCCGTGAAGCACTACTGGGCAGGACAACCGAGGACGCGGCCCTTCTGCTGGATGTCCATCCTCAGACACTCTACAACCGCTTTGACCATCTTCTGGATAAACGGAATTCCCCAGGCTTTCTCGATGAGCATCGAGAAGAGTTATGTAAGATTGCCAAACTTCAGGGAGTTTCCGTTGCGGCTGATATGTTTGGGACGAGCAGGAAGGTACTTTATGATGCTCTGAAGCGCTGGGGTGTTCGTGAAAACCTTGAGTATCAGGGGAAAAGAGATCTGATGTCCCGCAAGGATGAAGTTCTGCGGCTAATCCAGGAGCATGGCTACACCAAGGCGACGGAGATGTTGGGAAAGTCGAAGAACGCCCTTCGGGAAGCTGTGAAACGCTGGTCAGAACAGGGTGATCTACCGGATGAATTTGCTCACCTAGCTTCTCCCCGGAAGAGTCGAAAACTTCAACCCGAACGCATTCCTTCAGACCTGGGGTAACCGTTGCTGTAACTGGCTTCGGTCCCTCCAGAGTCATAACAAAGTCTCCGACCTGAATGGTCTCGATGGGTCTGTATGATCCATCGGCCATCAGGACCGGGGTTCCATGAGCCACACAGTAGCTATGCCCCTGGTACTCCTCTGTGGCGGCAACGTCCCACAGATGGCGTAGCTTCAAAACCGCACCATTTGGAAACACCCACGTCGCGTCCCCCTTATGATACGTGGCACCAAGCGGCGGAAAAAGAGAACTGCATCTAGCTTGAACTTCTTCTAGCTGTTTGAAGCGGCGTCGAAAAAAAACCCCTTTGGCATCGGCGCCGTATCTGTTGGCGTGCTGCAACCATTTGCCAATAGCGCCGTCCGTGTTGTGAGTGATTATATCGTCATTGGCGACAAACAGGCCGTCCTTGCTATCAACCTTGATGCACTGGGTCAATGCCAGCCCGTCGTAGACGATAGACTTGATGGAAACCCAGAGATCCAGGGACTCGACCGGCAGGGAGACTTCCTGCCGGTCGTCCATTAGGCTGCGGATATAGTCGGTGGTGACGGTCAGTTCGTTCATACCGACGCGCATGCGCCAAAGGTGTCCGCGCGAGGCCCTGACGGTTCTGCCATCTACCAGCGTGATACGGAAGACATCCTCCATGCCCTGCGGGTAAACACCGATCACCCGAATGGCAACGCCGTTCGGCCCGTGAACCTCGTCACCAACCTTGATCTCCCCCATAGCCCGATATCCGGTAGGGGTAGACACCATCTCCATTAGTGGTAATGCCTTCCCACCGCCTCTCGCTCCGCCAAAAAATATCTCAGGAAACGGGCAGGACAGCAAGGCGAACTGAGGGCCGGGGGTGCCGTCCTCCCGGTACTGCGGTGCCCAGACGGCGGTATGGTTCTTGGATTGCGCCGCCCTTTCCTGATCCGGCCCCTTGGGCTTGGGCGGGCGGCCCACCGGGCGGCCGGTATTGCGCTTTTTCTGATACTTCTTCTGGTACTCCCGCATGTACTCCTTGCGCTTGCGGTAGCGGCGTTGCTCCCTGGTCAGTTCCGGCTCGTCCTGATGTGCCGTGGCGGTATCTGCCTGATCTTGGGAATCAGGCGTGTTCGTGATCTCTTCTTCCGACATCAATAGTATCCAAGGAATGGGATGATGCGTCCCTGGAGGGTCAGCATCGGCTGGAGCAGGGCGACGATCTCTCCCTCTGCCTGGACGGAGATCAGGGAAAAATCGAGATGGGACAGCTTTTCCGCGTCGGCCTCGTTGGTCACTTTGGCGATCCGCAACCGGGCGCCGTTGGGAAAGTGCCAGATACCGCCCCGGCGCACGGCGGCGGCCTGGGGCAGGTAGTATTCGCAGGCCAGGTGCATGTTGGAGAAGCTGAGAGAGGTATTGGCCGCCAGCAGGACATGGGCAGCGGGATCACCGTTGCCGTGCTCGATGATGGCATCGAACGCGGTGATGCAGCGGCCCCACGGAGTATCGACGCGCTGCTTGCCAAGCCCCGGCCAGCGGGGAGTTGCAGAAGAACGCTCGAACGTATTGCGCCGGATATTGGTTCTACTGAACGGCAGACTCAACGCTCCCCCCTGGAATCCGGTTTGATGCTCTCTTTGGCTTTCTTGATCTCATCATCGGTGGCGTCCTCAATATTGATCAACTTATCGTCCGCCTTCTTGATGCTGGAAAGAAGATCGTCGAGCTTGATTTGGACAGCACGCTGATCACGGTTATTCGCACCTTGGATGAGAAACACCATTATGAACGTCACCAGCGTGGTCCCCGTATTCGCCCACAACTGCCACGTGTCAGAAAATCCGAATACAGGGCCGGTCGCTGCCCATACCAGAACTGCGACGATGGCAAGGATGGACGCCTGCCAGCTTCCGGTGATCTCCGCGGCCTTGCGGGAGACTGAGGAGAACCAGTCCCGAACCTTCATCAAAAACTCCGTGCGGAAACCCGGCCGTTAACGGCCGGGAGGAGCACGGGCGTCAAGTCCAGGGATTGAGGGGAGTAGGTATAGCCGTCACTGCGTGCAAGCACCTTGCAGAAGCGGTGGGCGATGCCTTCGACGGTGGTGTGGGGCATTTGGATGTTGAAGTTGCCTGAGGAACGGACGGCGGCGCGACCGGTGTAGGAGCCGGCTTTTTTGCCGGTTGGGACAGTAGCTCGGATCAGGTCGCCGGTGCGGACGCCGTGAACGGTTTTAGTTCGAGGCAGATAGCCACGGGGGAAGCCGTGTTTGTTGACGCGGGTTCGCTGGTAGGAGCCGCGGCCGGTGGCCTTGATGGCGAGCGTTTGCATCTGCCAGTTCAGCAGGGTGTCGACGGTCCCGGTGCAAGCGGCATCGAGGGCGTGGGTCTTCGGTACGCCGAGGCGGGACCGGTTCCACTTGGTGCGGCCGCCGCTGGATGTCTCGACCGGTAGTCCGGTTAATCGGAGTTGGCGGACCAGGCTGTTGCGGGTGGCGTTGACGGCTGCTGCGGCGGCGAGCGGCTTCTTCGCGGTAGCGAGGATGCGCTTGAGCCGTTCGGGATCGCGTTTCAGGAAGTCCCGGACGTCCTTCGAGCCTTTGCGCCGGTTGCACTTTTCGCAGGCGAGGCACAGGTTGGAGATGCGGTTGGAGCCGTTCTTTGCCCGAGCCTGGATGTGTTCGATCTGGAGAGGCAGGTGTTCCTTGTCGCAATAGGCGCAGCGGCGGCCCCATTTCTCCAGCAGGTATTCACGAACCTCGTAGCCGGCCAGCGTGCCCTGCTGGTACTCGATGCCCGAGATGTTCGGGTTCTCAAGCAACTGCATATCGAAGCGAACGCTTTCGACCGTGATGGCAGTGACAGGAACCAGCCGGCGGTAGTGGTTTGTCCAGGAGATCAGGTTGTCGCAGCGGGAGTTCAGTGAGGGCGGCAGCCAGCCGGCGAGACGGGTGCGGTTGTCGAACCGGGGCTGGCGGTAGCGCAGGTTTGCCGAACGCCGGCGACCGCGGTAGTTGCCCCGCTGGATCATGTGTTTGCGGACAGCCTTGCCGCGATGCTCGATCTCGGCGAGGTGGAGGACGTGCTGGGCCTCCTCGTCCTCCCGGACGATGGCGACGCCGCTGGTGGTGGCGCCGGGATCGAACTTGAGGCGGACCGGCTGGAGGGATGAGTTCTCCAGGGTTCGATCAACCAGGCGGATGGTGTAGGGGTTGAGACGGTGGACGCGGGCCCTGCCTTTGTCGAGCAGTTCGCGGGCCCGTGCCGGATGACAGGGCATCAGAGGCTTCTGATGCCTGTCGAGGACGAAGACGCGGGATTGGGTTTGTTTGGTCTGCATGGTGCTTTGTGTTAGGCGGGTTACCCCGCTCACTGATTGCTCAGGTGACGGTATCAGCCCTGGCGGGGCTGTACGCTCCTCTCGGGAATGTTGGGCAGCAGCCGTATGCGCGCCGTCGTTTCGTGCGTTCCCAGGCTTGTCTGCACGACGCGCTCGAAGAGCCCGGGGCTGAGGAGGCACCCCGGGGTCCGTCTTTGGCTTACTGCTCAACGTAGTCACATCAACGATGCCCTTCTCTGTGACTTTCCCTGGTCAACGTAGGCTTGAACTCCTTTCGGACTTCAAGCCTGGCCTTTTAAGGCCGGGTTATTGACTTTCGCGGGATCTCTTCTTCCTCAAGGTCGTCCATCTCGTCGCGGTTCAGGACGCGGGCAGCCTTGCGCTTGAGCTTCTTTGAGTCATGTTTATTGCCGCCGGTGGTAACGACCTGGCCGCCAACCTTGCCGTAGGCCGCGACCCATTGCTCCGCAGTCATCGCGGGCGGCAGTTCGACCACCCACTTCTGCTGCTGCTTGACGTCCTGCTCGACCTTGTCCTTCTGGTCCAGGATCTGCTTGCCGAGCCAAATCTGCATGGTCCGGTCTCCGTTGAGGGCCGACTGCATCTGTGCCCGACGCAGGCTGATGGCGCCTCGGGCCTGACCGCTTTCCCAGACGGTCTTCAGCGGATCTCTCTTGAGGCGGGCCTTGACGGTCTGGACACTGGTGCGGAAGTAGGCCGCCACCTCTTCTACGGTGCAGCACAGTTCGGCCATCCTGCCAAGCTGAATCGGATCGAGAACGACTTTGACGGGCTGCATCGGCTCCTCCTGCCTGGAGAGAAAACGGAAAACCCGCCGACGCGATGGGCGTGGCGGGTTTTTCAATCAGGACGTGGTTATCCGCAAAAAAGATAGCCCACACCGTGCCGTTTTACCAGGGGCAATCGAGGAAAGGGCAAAAAACCTGTCAGGTGCAGTCCTTGAGGGTCTTGAGCGGCTGCGGCATGGTGGGATGCGGGACATCGATGCCGCGTTTGATCAGGGCATCGGTGACGTAGACTTCGAGGTCGTTGAGGATCAGCGTGAACAGCCAGCAAGGAATGACAATTTCCCGCGACTTGATGTGGTCGAGCATGACATCCATGACGAATTGGGCATTGGGATCGACCCGCATGATGGTGATCCAGTCAAGGATGTCCAGCAGGGCGACGCTATCTCTCACTTCGTCCGGCGTCTTCACCGGCACCTCTCTCTCTAGTCTTGTGCCATCGGTCACTGCACAGTAGTCGTCATCACGCTGGCATGTCCACCCCGTCGACGCGCCAGGATGCTTTCCAGGACGCTGACGGCGTTATCGTCATCGAGGTTAGACAGGGACAGCAGGCTGCCGGGACTGTCGTCGTCGGCGGAACGCCCCATGATCAGGACGAAGCCCGCCTCCGGCAATTCCTCCGAGATCGCTTCTGCCAGTGCCCGCAGCATGGCGCCGATGCGCAGGTCCGTTTCGGTGGTGTAGACGCTCATGGGGCGCCTCCCCAGCAAACCTGTTTGCCTGCTGGGTCTGATCGGTAGGCATCCCCGCAATGCCCGGCCCTGGAGCCCTGCTTGGTGACGGGCGGCTGCGAGATTTCCCGATGGACCTTGCGGCCTTGAGACCGCCTGCGCACCGGTGGCACCGTCACCTCTGTCTCGATGCGGGATAGGCCGGACAGCATGAAGCCGATTTCGGGCTGGCTGTCGTCGATGGCCAGCATGATTCCCCTGGCGGCGAGCCGGTAGCGAACGTGGTTGATCTCAGTGATGACGATATCGAGGATACTGCGGCCGGGATCGCACAGGCCCTCGCCGAGCATGGCGGCCCACAGCAGGGGGGCTGCGACGCGCTGGCCGCGGTTGCGCAGCAGTTCCAGCATCAGGCCCGCATGGCGGCCTTCCAGCCCAACGAGCTTGTCCCCGACCTCCAGTTCTGCACGGCTCCAGATCCGGAAGCGGCAGCCGGACGGCAGGTCGAGGTCGTGGGTGTCTATTTCAGGCGTGTCGTTGGCAGGCATTTCGTTTCCTCGCGTCAGTGTATGTTCCGGTCTCAGACATTGCCGACGTATTCGAAGACATGCCGTTCCTCGGCAGGAATCCAGGTCCTTCTGTGAACGGCGTTGGGCGTGATCTCTCTCGACAGGAGAACCGTCGCGTCCGGATATGTGTCATCTGTCCGGGAGAAAAAAGTTCTAGCGACGCCGTCCGTGAAGGTGGTGATCACCCGCTTGGTGGCAAGCAGGCGTCCCATGGTATCGGGCGTGACGTAGAGGACCTGACTGTCGGCGGCCATCCTTATTCCTTTTTAGATTTTTGATTGCCCGATACCCTATTTTAACCCGGTTTGTCCTTTGTCCAGGTGTCCTTACGGGCCAGTTCGACGACCAGGGTAGCGGGATGGCCGCCTTCTGAACAGGGAAACAGCGACGGTGCCATACCTTCGTAGGCGGTATTGCAAACCGGGCAGCCGTACAGCCGTGGGCCGAGGGTTGGATCTGCCAGGAAGCTGGCGATCCGGCCATCCAGGCTCCGCTTCAGCTTTTTCTCCTGGCGGAGGGTGGCGATGCGCTGGCGGCGTTCCAGGACCCTGAGGCACATCGCGCATTTTTTCTCAGCCTTGTCTGTGGCGGGGATGACCCAGACCGGTCTCTGTCTGTAAACATGGCACAGGCTGATGACATTACCGGCGGCGGCGGCGGTAAAGAAGTGGCTCACCTTGGCATTGTCCTGGGGAAAGCCCCAGTCGTTTATGAAGTCCGGATGCCCCTTGATCCGTTCGACGCCGCGTACCGGACAGGGCTTTCCCCGCTTCCTCTTGGGGCCTGGTTTTCTCCGGTAATAGACTTTCTTGGCCGATTTCCTGGCAGGCCGTTTTTCAGCCTCCGTCATGAGAGGTGCTGTCCGGGCTTGCGCGGGCGCCTGACCAGTTCGAGGCAGTCCGGATTATAGAGGGCGACCAGGACCTCATGACCGCGCTTATGGCGTCGGTCGAACAGCACCTCGATCAGGGGAGGCGTGACGGTAATGACCGTGCCCTGGCGATCGCGCAGGAGTTTGAAGTCGGCCATCTTCCATAGGTCGTGGGTGACGGCGTAGCTGTCTCGAATGCGGACACGATCCTGGGGTACGAATTCTGGCATGGCCTACTGCGTGTTTTTCCGGTTCCAGAACGGGGCGGACATCAGTTGCTGGCACATCTTGTCGAGATAGACTTCCCCCAGCGCTTCGGCAAGCTGCCGAGCCATCCTCTGGGTTTCCGCGGTCGGGTATTTGTCGTTCATCCGGGAGATCACCCCGGCGATATCACCCAGCGTCATGTCTGGATCGAGACTGTTGCCGATCGTTTCGATGAGTTTTAATCCTTTTTTGCTCACGGCAGCAATCTCCGGCCTGATTTCGGGGTCAGCGGCACCTTCCTTTGAAGATACGGCACGATGTAGGGGTGTTCCGTGATGTAGCGACAAGCCAGCATGACGCAGGTCTTGATCGGCTCCTCTCTGTTTTCCCAATTCCAAATAGTCCGGGACGTTATGCCGAGGATATCCGCAGCCTGTTCCTGGGTCAGTTCAAGCCCTTCCCGCCACTCCACCAGGTCTGCTCCGATCCACTCGTCCATTCGTTTCCGCGCGCCACCGGCGGAGCGCCATTCCAGGCAACTGGCATCGCCACCGCTCATCAGTCCTCGCTGTTATGCGCTTCGTCATAGTCCACCCCTAACATGCCCAAAACGTTCAGCGATTGGAAGCGGTTCTGGACAATTTTTCGGCCAGATGGCGGGCCAGGCGGACGCTGAGCGCGACGATATTCATGGTCACCATAGCCGATCCTGAGGTTGGAAACACGGAGCCCCCGGCGACGTAGAGGTTTTCCATGCCGTGGACCCGGCAATTGGCGTTGACCACGCCGTGGCGGGGATCGTCGTGCATCCGGGTCGATCCCATGAAATGGGCGGCGCTGTCGGGCACGCTGGGCCAGGGATCTTCCAGGCTGGAGAACTCGACCTTGATCCGCCCCAGCCCGATCCGGCCAAACTCCTCGGCCAGCAGGCGCTGGCTTTCCAGGATGGTATGCTTGTCGATCTCGGAAGCACGCCAATCGATCACCAGTTCCCGCTGGCCGTTGCGGTCGAGCCGGTCACCCAGCATGAGGCGGCTGTCCCGGTTGGGCGCCTGCTCGGCAAAGTAGGACAGTTCCAGGGTGCGATAGCGGGCATCGCCGGTAGCGCGGCCGTAGAGGGCGCTGGCGATTTCATCGACATCACCGAGCACCTTGGCCAGATCTCCGCCAAGATCGTCCGGCACCTGACCGTAGAGGGCGCGCTTGACGATCCGGCGCAATGCCTTGAACCCGGCGGAGCGCTCTCCGCCGTAGCTCTCGTCGAAGAAGACGACGCTGTTGAGCATGTGGCGCGAGCGCTGAACCTCCTGAGACGGCTGGATGGCGACCGCGAAGGGCACCAGGCTTCCCTGGAAGCGGGCTTCCCAACCGTCGAGGCCGTAGTAGTGGGCGGCGCCCTGGGCGATATCGAGGACGGCGCTGCCGGTGCGCAGCGCCAGGTGGGTCATGAACCAGCGGCCGACGGTATCATAGCCGTTGCCGAGGCCGGACGGCAGCGTGCCGGTCGAGAGCAGCAGCAGGCGGGCATTCTCCAGGCCCCCGGCGAGGATAAAGACACGGGCAGAGATGCGGGATCGGGCGCCGTCCGGTCCAGCCAGGACGATGGTCCTTGCGGTCACCCCGCCGTCATCCGTTTCGATCTCCAGGACATGGGCATGCAGGAAGACGGTGCAGTGCCCGTCTGGGTTGGCCAGGACCTCCCGGTAGATCTCGCCGAACCGGGTCGGTGGGCTTTTCAGGTAGACCTTCTCCCGGAGGTGGCCGCCGAGCGTGATCCGGCGCTCAGCGAAGGCGGCGTCCTGCCGGGACCAGTAGTCGGCATTAACCTGATCAGGACGGTCGGAAGGAAGCTGGCAGTAGGAGAACGCCTTGGGGTAGACCAAATCCAACTCGTCCCGGCCGAACGGCCAGCCGCTGTCGGGCACCCAGGACCGAGCTTCGAGATCCCAGGGATCGAGCGGCGCGCAGTTGCCGCCCCAGTGGCCGGTGGTGCCGCCGAACTGGCGCAGCCGGGTCCACATCGGGTCGATCTGCCAGTCGCTGACGCAGCTTCCTTGATTGAGGGCTTGGGCCTCGTCTTCCAGGTCGAGGCCGCCGCTGTCGAGCAGGGCGACATGGTAACCCTTGTCCCGGAATTCCAGGGCGAGCGTGATCCCGGCGGCGCCCGCCCCGACGATGCAGATATCCGTTTCCACGACTGATCCGGTGTCCAGCCGCCTTGCGTCCGTAAACATTGATGAATGCCCCTGATGCGCGCGATGCGCCCATGCTACTCACCCTGGGGTGTTAGCGCAGTCCGGCAAAAGGGCTGGTGTGCATCTAAAGTGGCTACTGAGTTCTATGCGGTTCGTCCAGGGTAGCTGCCTCGTGGCGGGCAATGAAATCCTTGAGGGAGGAGATCATCGAGGCTCTTTGGGCATTGCTGACGTAGTTGATACGGCCGGGCCTGTGGGGAGCATCCGGCCGGTCCAGTTCGAACACGATCAGGGTGACGCCATGTCCAGAGAAGACCTCGGTCAGAACGGCAAGGATCTCTGCCATCTGGGCACGGTGTTTTCTTTCGATGGGGCGCATGTTCTTTTCCTCCCTGCCGGTACCAACAGACGGCGGGGCGGATCAGTCATCTGCCGGGATCAGGCCGCGCGTTCTGGCCTGATCGATCAGCGCTTTGACGGACGCTTTGCTCCAGGTCGAGCTACCCTTGGGGGTGACCTGCCGGATGGCGCGGAGATTCTCTCCGATCTGATCGAGGGTGGCGTTTGGATTGATCCTGACGATCCCGGAGACGATGAGCAGCAGGTGGTCCGGCTTTTTGCGGCGCGGCGCCGCTTTCAGGACGCTAGCATCGAGCAGTCCGGCGGAGACCAGGCGTCGGGTGACGCGGAAGATGGAATTTTCCTGCCAGGCATTGCCGAACGGGGTCGGGATGCCTTTCTGGTTGAGGATTTCCGCGACGCCGTCCCAGGGGACGGTTGGCCTCAGGGCGGCAATGATCGGGACGATATCCGGGGCCACGCGGTTGACCGCCTCTTGCCGCTGGGCGTTTCCGGCAGCGACGATCTTGGCGATGGCTTCCGGGTCTCTGCGCCGGAGACCGGGGTTTCCGGCTTTCTTGCCGTTCTTGCGGCTCACCGCCATCCCAGCCACGGTGCGTTCCCGGATCAGGGCGCGTTCGAACTCTGCGACAGAGCCGAGGATCTGAAGGGTGAAGCGGCCCTGGGGGCTGGTGGTATCGATCGGATCGCTGAGCGAGCGGAACGAGATGCCGCGTTTTTGCAGGGAGTCGATGATTTCCAGCAGGTGGACGACGGATCGAGCAAGGCGGTCGATGCGGACGACCACCAGGGTGTCTCCCTTGCGCAGGGAGGCGATGGTATTGGCCAGGACGGGACGCTTGGGATCTCCACCAGAGCCGTTCTCGGTGAAGACGGTGGTGCATCCGGCTGCCTTGAGGGCATCGATCTGGCCTTCCGTCGTTTGCTCCTCGGTGGAGACGCGTGCGTAGCCGATGCTTGCCATGATGTTCCTTCGATGTGTTTTGCGCTATACTTTCGGAAGTGTAGTATTTCTCTGAAGTTGGTACTTGCCGTTGCGGTCGGCATAGCTGATCCGGCAGGGATTGCCGCGCAGGAACAGCATTTGGCAGATCCCTTCGCCGGACCGAAGAAGGACGGGAAAGGGCTGGCAGTTTTGGATTTCCATCGTGATCATCCCTTCGAACCCGGCTTCGACGACGGTATTCTGGATGACGATGCCGCAGCGGGCCGGGGTGCTCTTGTCCTGGAGCAGGCCGGTCAGGTCCCTCGGCATCCGGACGTATTCCAGGGTGGTTCCGAGCAGGAACCCCTTGGCCGGGATGATGACGTGGTCGGCATGGAAGCGGGTAACGTCCTCCTCGGTGACCATGCGGGGGTCGAGGGGATCGTCAGGCGCCCGCGGCTTGTATCGGATGAAATCGTATCCGAGCCTAAAGTCGTAGCCATAGGAGGACAGGCCGAAGGACATCATGCCCTCCGCCCGGCCGATGAGTTCACGTTCGGCGGGGGAGATCACCCCGGCGTCGATGAGGTCGAGGATTTCGACGTCTGAAAGTATCATCCCGCCGTTTAACACACTTCACTCAAATCAGAAAGTTTCCGAGGTTCTTTTTCGTTCGATCAGATCTTGCTCGAAGGACAGTCTTTGGAATTCGAAGCGATTCCTGACCTCTTCCTGAATGCCATCGGTGGGAACACCCAGCATAGTGGCAATCATTTCCGCGTGAGCGACAGCACGGGCCTCTGGTCTCGGCATTTCGAGTCTCAGTTCTGTGTACCGGGTTTGGGCGACGGCAACCGGTCCGCCGAAACGCTCGATCTCCTCGACGCTGCCGAAGAGCATGCTGTCTTGGGCTTGCAGGGCATGCAGGACATCGACGATCTGTTGCGGTGTCATGGGGTCAGTCTTCCCAGTCAGATTTTGACTCAATGGCATCACGGACGCTCTCTGCCCATTGTGGATGCCTCTTGGCAAAGTCAGGAGATTTGCAGGCAAGTGCTTCTGCCAGGAGCCATCTCAGATTTTCGATCACATCTGCCGCTTCAGCGCAGAGGATTGCAACCAGATCTCCTGGGTGTTTGGAGTCGTCCACAGCCGTCAGTCGCTTAACGATATCCAGCTTGCTGTTACGAAGCGTTGAGACTTCTTCCGCGGAGCGCCTCTCGTTGCGCAACGCTGAGAGGCGCTCTGCCTTGTTCAGTGCTGACAAATGCTCTGGAGAGAAGTTCATGACGGCATGTTCCTTTTGACGCAGTCCCGGACGGCTTCACCGAGCGGGGAGAGGCGGGGCGGGATGGTGATCTGGTTATCGGCGCCGACCAAAGCCAGCAGTCCGGTCTTGCGCAGCAGGCTCATGTGGTCGAAATTGGCGCCCTGCCAGCTCATCTCTCCGGGAGGGACGGTGGCGAGGAAGGCCGCGGTGGCTTCTGGCAGGCGTTCGGCGATGGTCTCCGGACTGTCCTTGGGCGGCGGGTTCAGGACGATCTGGGCGTCCAGGGCAGCCAGCGGGTCCGGCTTGGGCGTCTTGGACGATTTTGGCGCGGCGGATTTGGACTTCTTCTTGGCAGGCATGGGTGTCGGCCGCAGGTTGGGATCGCTGCGCAAGCCGTTGAGCGTGCCCCTGAAGGCATCGTTCTCCAGCCTGGGGTAGGTCCAGTAGAGGATATAGTTGAGGCGCTCGATTTCCTCTTTCAGGTGCTCTGCCACCTGCCGGGTGTCGAGATATGCCTGCTGGTAATCTGAGATGGGCTCGACCGGCAATTCCGGCTTGACCTTTTTCGGGGTTGCCATCAGGGGTGCTCTTGCTTGTGGGCGTCTTGGCGGATTTCCAGGGCACACTCCCGGCCTGCCAGGAAGAGCACGACGGCGAGGCTGAAGGTGCCCTGGAACAGGAAGGTGGCGACCAGGGGATGGCCGCCATCGAGGGCGCGGAGGGTGGCGGCGCTGCCGAGGCAGATGGTCGCGGCAAGCAGGGTCATCAGGGTGGCGTGGGAAGTTTTCCTAGCCATTGGCGTCTCCTCCCTTTTGTTGCTTGGGCAGGCCGAGGATGGCTTCCGCCTCGTGATACAGGGAGATGATCTGGTCCTCGGTCAGGATGCCCATGTTGCGGATCAGACCGATCACCTTTTTTGTAATACGGAGTTCCCTGTCTACGACCAAGGCATGCCTTTTGGTTTTTTCCTCCTGGCGTTTGCGGGCGGTTTCCATTTGCTGGAAGGCGAGCTTGCTGTGCTCCTTGGCGGTTTCCTTCTTTGCCTTTTTGGTTATCCTGGACTGGATGAGGACTTTGCGCCGATGGATCAGCTTCCTGGCGCGCAGGAACGAGAGCCGGGAATAGTCGGCGCGGCGCAGCCAATCAAGGTCTTCCTCGTCTGGCTTAGACGATAGGGCCTGGGCATGGAACTTCTCGATGCGGGAGGTGGTATCGGCCAGTGCGACGAAGACCCTACCGTCGAGCGCTTCCAGTTCCGCGCGGTCCATCTCGTCGATCCGGGAGATATCCCGTCTCAGCGCTTCCTTTTTGCTGGAGATGGATTGGTATTCTTCGGCATCTTCTATCCAGTCGATATCGTCCTGGTTTATGCCGTACCTGATGTTGGACATGGGTGCTTGTTCCCGCTATGGCGTGTGAGAGCGGCACCATCATAGCGTGTCTGAATACCAACGCAACAACAATTGTAACATTGAGTGTTGATTTAAGGATAGGAGTGTTTTGGGGCTTGCCAAAGGCTAGCGCTGAAGACAGACTGCGGGCCGTGGATGTCGCCACGCGGCACGGTTCCGTCTCCGATCGGGCTTTGTGCCGATGGGTTGCAATGCAAGGCACTTCCCGCCGGGTCAGTCTCGGCGGGAATTTTTTTGTCCGCCCTTTGTCCTCCGGGCGGTTGGGTAGGATCGGCTATGGGGTGGGTGTTGAACTGGAGGGGGCATCTGATGCGGAGTCGGGGAGAGCCTGAGATCACCTACTGCCATATCCGGTGCGGTGGGGATGACGATTTTGATATCGAGTGTCGTTTTTCGGACGGTCAGAAGCTGGCGGCGATCACGGTGGACGGGGATTTTCCCAATCTTGCCGGTCGGATCTGTGCTTTTTTGAACGCTTCGACCGAGATCCTAGGAGGGGATGGGGGATGAGTGGATTGATGTCATTGAATGAGGCGGCGGCCGTGGGGATTGAGCGTCTGCGCCAGCCGACCTGGTCCGATTTGCGGGACTATGTCCTGATCGATATCGAGGACGGCAAGCCGGGGCCGCTGTTTCGGCTGTATTCGCCGTTCAACGCGGCAGCGGGCCTGCCCAACCCGTGTTTGCTATCGTGGGAGGATGTCAAGATCGGGGTGGACGAGCGGTGTTTCCTGCCGTCCTATCCGGACGAGGAGATCGTGTAACGAAAAAATCCCCGCCGAAGCGGGGAAGGAGGAGGACGTCTCATGACGAGAGGCTGCCGAGGGACAGCATGACGGCAAAAAGAGACTTTTGCAAGTACCATTGAGGCAGGCGATTAAAATGGATGGCGGAATGGATGGCGGGAGCGGAAAGTTCAACGGCCATGGCAAGGGACCTAGACAGGACCCTGAGTGCTGGCTGCGCAACCAGATTTTGGCGGAGGAAGCCTATGAGTCGGCGCGGCGGCGGCGCGAGGCTGAGCGGGTGGCCATTGCGGCTCTATTGGTCTTGGCCGGGATGATGGCGGTTCTGATGTGCCTGCTGTCTCTGTCCTGAGGCACCGAAGAATCCCCGCCGCTGGGAAGAGTGGGAGAGAGGCGGCGGGGATCTGAGTCGAGGCAGCTAGAAACGACGAGACAGACAGGGTGGCCCTGGAAAAGGGACTTTGGCAAGGGTGATTTAGGGGGTACCTGATCGGCATCCCGCCCTGTGGGTATCTATGACGGATGCCTTAACGCCCTTGCCGGGGTATACGGTCCCGTTTGCGCCGGTCATTGTTGCATCGCACGACCAAGATCAATCCAACAGGGGGGATATGTGCGATGGCAATTTTCTCACCGGTTCTGGGGGCTGCGGCGGCGAGCAACGGGGACGACATTCTGGTTGGGTCGGCTGGGGAGGACGTGATTTCCGGCCTGAACGGGGCGGACGTGATCTATGGGTTGGGGGATGACGATGTTTTGAACGGCAACGCGCAGGATGACACGCTGCTGGGGGGCACGGGCAGTGACGAGCTGGACGGCGGGACTGGGGATGACGCGCTGGACGGCAATGACGGCGACGACACGTTGATTGGCGGGACCAATGACGACTGGCTGTCTGGCGGGGGGGAGGATGACACCCTGATCGGCAACACCGGGTTCGACCACCTGTCGGGCGGTGGGGAGGATGACAGCTTTCTCTGGACCAACGGGGACGGCAACGACGTTGATGACGGTGGGTCCGGGCAGGACATCCTGAACATCTTCGGGTCTGAGACCGAGGGGGATATCTTCTCCCTTGATCCGACTGACGCCGGGACAGCGCTGGTGTTTCAGCGGGAGAACCTGGTGCCGTTCAATATCCAGATCAGCAACATCGAGGCGGTTGAGGTTTTTGGCGGCGGCGGAGACGACTTCTTTGAGACGGGGGACTTGGCCGGCACGGGTGTGACGGAGTTGTTTTTCGACGGCGGTGACGGCAGTGACACGGTGAGCACGCAGGCCAACGAGGGGGCCGGGATCGTGGCGTTCGGCGGGGCTGGGGCCGACTTTTTCTTTGGTGGGAATGGGGCTGAGGATTTCTTCGGGGAGGATGGCGCGGACCATTTCTTTTCGGGGGCGGGGGATGATTTCCTAGAGGGGGATGCCGGGAACGACCAGATGTTTGGCGGCAGCGGCGATGATATTGCCGACGGCGGTGAGGGCAATGACGTGATCGTGTTTGGTCCGGGGGATGACGTGGCGATCACGGGCACGGGCCAGGACCAGATCCGCTATGACCTGTCTCCGGTTGCCGGGGGGCATGACGTGATCGACGACTTCCAGAACTTTGCCGACGACCTGTTCCTGGGCGGCATCACGAAGGCGGAGGTGGACAGCAACGCGGATGACCTGGTCAATGGCGCCGACGACCTGGCGAGTTATGACGCGGTAACCGACACGCTGACGCTGAGCTTCAACGCGACGGACAGTCTGAGCTTGATCGGGATCGACACGCTGAGCGTTTCGAACGACCTGATTTTTGTCTGAACCGGGTCTAGGCCGGTTCCAAACTGGATTGTCAGGCCGTCCTTGGTGTGATAAGACACCCCGGTCTCGGAAGGACACACTTTCTTGCTTGTTGGTCAGAAGCCCCACCGGCCTAGCGGTGGGGTTTTTGCTGGTGCATGCCGCCGTTCCCGGCCCTTGCGGGGGCTCTATCTTGGGAGGGATAGGGGTCTCCAGCCTGTGTCACTCGCCGACCAGGGATCTGACGACCTTGAGGTAGGCATCCCGGCACTTGTTGCACCGGCAGCCGGTACGCCACAGTTCGGCACCGATCTCCAGGGAATGGACGATGGCGGCCTTGCGAACGTCTTCGTCGTCAGACAGCATTTCCGCGAAGGTCCAGGAGCTATTGATCCGGCGTTTGAAGTCTGCGGTACAGGTCATACCCACTTCGATTTCACCAAGGTTGCGATTTTTGAAGTCGGCCGACTTCCCGGTCAAGCTCCACGATCTTCTTCCCTTTCTTGGAAAGCTCATCCGTGAGGAATTCCACGACCAGGCGCAGTCTGCCACATTCGGCCTCAGCCGCTTCGGCACGGGAGGTGCAGGACTGGATCATCCAGTTCAGCCGCTCTATCTCGCGCGCCGCCTCGTGAGTCAGGGGGCTGGAGTCGTCGCTGTCCCACAGGCGCTTTTCAAGACTCGACATGGTCCGTCTCCCCCAGCACCACGACCGGCTGCATGTGCGCCATCCGCACCAGCGCCTTTGGATCGTAGCGCCGCAGGACGGACAAGCGCTCCCAGTACCGCTCACCCTCAGCCGAAGATCCTTCCAGGAACTCGACCCGCGCCAGCAGTTCGACCTCGGCCCCGATTTCCAGGAAGGTCAAGCCCGCGCCATCGGAGAAATCCTCCCAGACGATCTCGGTGTCATCCGGTAAGCCCGCCATCCGCTTGGTCAACTCGCCTTTGGTCATGGGAACCGGCCGCCCTGCATGGCATCCGCCATCCGGGTGTAAAGCCGGACGGCCGTCCTGACGGCATCCTCGTCGCCGATCTCCTCCCAGACCGTATCGTCGCTTGATCTGGTGATGGCATCGCCGATCAGCTTATAGACCAGAAGCGCCTCTTCGTTCGTCAGGTTGAACCCTCTTCCCATGCCCCGCTCCTTCATTGAACACCCCATCCCTGCCAGCGAGGGGTATTGCCCCACCCCAGAACGACGATCAGCAGCAGGGACAACGCCAGGATCAGAAACGCATATCCGGACAGCTTGTGAAACCGATCCGGATCAAACACCCCAATGATCCAAGCCCATAGCCTTGCCACCATACTCCGCTCCGTTCGTCCACTGTTCCTTTTGCGGATTGTACCTTATTTTTCCAGCAATACGATCCATTCCTGTCCCAAGACAATCCCGTAACCGAACACCCGCCCGCCCAGCCAGACAAAGCGTCAGATACGGCGTTCAAACACTGTACCATACGCTATGAGCTTGTATTTTTTTTGACAGCATCAAACGACATTTTACTCAAACGTCGCGAGATGTCATGAAACGAGGGCGGGTGGGGCACAAGACAGCGTTCGGGTGATGTGCTCTGTGGGATGTGGTTTTGTTTTGTCGGCATTTTACATGAATGTCGCTGGATATCATGAAACGAGTGGCGTTCGGGCAATGTGGAATGGGTGGGTGCTCATATTTTTTTCTGGGGTGCCCGCTTTTGTATTTTCAGATGCCGTGGGGGTGCTAAGCGTAAGCGTTCGGGTGATGCCTTTATGTTGGGTTCTGATTTTTTTCTGGGGCAGGGGTGCTTTTGTATTTCACTGTGCGGGGGATTTGCTAAGCCGGGGCCTACCCCTATCTGTTGGTGAAGTGGGCTAGGTCGGCTAGCGAGCATTTGAGCCAATCGCAACGCGACATGGAATGGATTTAATTTAATTCGCATCACGAACACGATGCATTTGATTCAATGAATGAATTGATATCATGAATATAAAATAAATAATTGTATGAATAATTTATTTATATATAGAATACATAATAGATGCATGCCACACACATGGATACAATACACTACACATACATAGTATATGTACCATACATACCATGTGGTATACCATGCATTAGATACAATAGCACTACGCATGTAGGATACATGTACCCTGGATACAGGATACATACCCCATGCATGTAGGGTACATGCTGTGTAGTGGGCACCCTACATGGGGGACATTTGAGATATAGATCGTTTATATAAAAGAGATTTAATACATATATATACCATGTATAAGGGTGGTATATAGGGTACATGGTACGTAGTAGGGTGCTGGTGTGAGCCATAGTACCACTATGGAGCAGTCAAGATGTGTGCCACATAGCCATGCAGTATATGCATAACTAAGAAAATTACACGTTTTCAGGATAGCCCTAGAAGCCTGTATAAGGGCCGTACATGTACATGGTGTGAAGCCTAGGCAAGGGCAGCGGGCACCCCGCCAGAACGCATGGGTGAAAAATCCACACTATGGCCCATAGCAGGGTGCTGTGTGAGTTATCCACAGAAACCGCTGTATGGTGAGGGTGTGGTATACCAGCATGTAGGGTGTGCTGTATGGGCAGGGTGGCCATATACAGAGGGCACCTGTAGGGCCATGGGATATGGGCATGGTAGGCGGTAGAGTTTAGGCCACCATAGTAGGGGAGGCATGGTTACAGGCCATCAGGGCAGGCTCCTACAGGGGAGGGGTCTATAGGGGAAAGTGCCGTTTCTGAGAAGGTCTGTAGGGGAGAACGTCCTAAAAAGAGTTAGTCATAGGCGGAATGTAAAGGCATGGTCGTATGACCCAAAAACGGGCAACCCTAGGGGTTTGGATGAAATGGCAATGGGTCCTTTGCCAGTTAAGGAAGGGTGCCGCACGGGAGAACGGCCATCAGCGGCACCCTGCCAGACCAGCCTGATCCCTGGATAAGGGTGCCATCAGCGGCTTTGCGGAAAGCGGTTTTGAGTAGACAGAAAAATAAATTTCTGGCTGGAAAACGACCGTTGCGGAAAAAATCTTTGCGGAATATCGCCAGCAAAATCAAAGGCTTAGGTCTTTCAGCAAAAAAATGCACGGGCAGTGAAGAAAGTTATTGACGGTGCATGCACCAAAATATATAACTAAGGACAGTTAAGATGGAGTTGACGGCGGCGGCGGGGAACCTCCCCAACGCTTTCCCCCTAGGGGGATTGGTTCTTTGACAACTGAATATCAGCCTTACGGGAACGCTCCCTTTCTTCTGGCGCACATCACGCCAGAATGGAGAAAGGACAGGGGAGCGGAAACAAGAGGCTTAGCAAAGATTGGGAACCGTCAATCTGGACGGTTCCACACAGGAGAGGCTTACAGGATAGGGTTTCACGGATGAGACCTTATCCCCTAACTCTCTCACACACCTACACTCTCACAAGGAAACACAATGTCACATCAAACAGCCTTTGCCGTTGCCAAGGTGGTATTTCACCTGATTACCACGGTATACGGTATACAGACGGCGGACATTCACCCCGTCAACCCGCCAAAGCGTGAATACTCCGTTACACCCCTCTATCAGGAGGTTGGGCAGTCATGACGTTCCAGACCGTTGGCTTTCTTATGATGGTTTCCGCCGTATGCGGTGCGGTTGCTGCCACAATCTATTATGACATGAAGGGAAAGCTCTAATGCGCAGTCTGATTGCCTGCAGCGTTGGCCTTGGCCTGATAGGTCTGTCCGCTAAGCTCTCCCCTGCACTGGC